AGTTTTTAAAACTATTCAACAAAGAAACTGAATTGCTGGAAACCCCTAAAGCTCAATTAACTACAATATAGATTTGAAATAGAATCAAGTATGAATGTGGCGAAAGCAGAAAAAATAATTGAGATGAGATATGGTTAAATCCTAAGTCTTAAAATAATGGGCAATCAGCAGCCAAGCTTCGAATAGAAGAAGGTTCAACGACTATTCCTCTTGAGGGAAGTACTATACAAGCGTATAGGAAGTGGTTTCGCCTAAGTCGCGTTAGCGATATGGATAAGATATAGTCTGTGCTTATATGAAAGTATAAGATGCATGTAATGGTGCTGGTCAGAAGTAGCGATTCTGATTGAACGATACCTCTAATTGATTTTAAAAAATATGGTTCTAAAATGTCCTGTAAAAATGTTACTAAAAAGTTGCTTTTTCTGTAACAATATATTATAATAATCTCGTAATATAGTTAATAGAAAGCGAGGTGATAATAATGTATTTAGTATTAAAGCAACAAATAAAACATTTAACTAAAGAAGAATATAATATTTTAAGAGAATTATGTAGAATAGCTAAAAATTTAACTAATCAAGCAATATATAATGTTCGACAACATTATTTTCAAGAAAAACAATATTTGCGATATGAAGCAAATTGTTATGAAATGAAATATCTTGAAAATTATAAATTGTTAAATTCTAATATGGCTCAACAAACTCTTAAAAATGTTGACCAGATGTTTAAATCATTTTTTGCTTTAATTAAATTAGCAAAACAAGGTAAATATAATTTTAGACATATTAGATTGCCTAATTATTTACCAAAAAATGGGTATACAAATTTAATTATTGGTCAAATTAGATTAAGAAAAGATAATATTTTAACTATTCCATTTTCTAATACTTTTAAGAAAAAATATAATAATAAAATTGAAATTAAAATTCCTCAAGTATTAGAAGATAAAAAGATTAAGCAAATTCAAATTATTCCTAAATTTAATGCTAGGTTCTTCGAGATTCAATATACTTATGAAATTCAAGAAGAAAATATAAATTTAAATACTAACAATGCACTGGCTATTGATTTAGGTGTTAATAATTTATGTACTTGTGTTACAAATACAGGTAAATCTTTTATTATTGACGGAAGAAAATTAAAATCTATTAATCAATTCTTTAATAAACAAAATGCAAAATTACGGTCTATAAAAGATAAACAAAATATCAAACGACAAACAAAACAACAATATTTAATTTCTAATAAAAGAAAAAATAGAGTTGATGATTATATTAATAAAACTTGTCGTTATATTATTAATTATTGTTTATCTAATGATATTGGAACTTTAGTAATTGGATATAACCAATCATTTCAATGTAAAGCTAACTTAGGTAAGAGAAATAATCAAATTTTTACTCATTTACCATTTGGTAAAATACGAGAAAAATTAGAATATCTTTGCAAACGATATAATATAAATTATGTTATGCAAGAAGAATCTTATACCTCTAAAGCTAGTTTCTTTGATGATGACGAGTTGCCTACTTATAACATGGATAATCCACAAACTTATGAGTTTAGTGGCAAACGTGTTAAAAGAGGTTTATACCAAACTAAGGATGGTTATTGTTTTAATGCAGATTGTAACGGAGCATTAAATATTCTTCGTAAAAGTAAAGCTGTAGATGTAACAATCTTATGCTGTAGAGGCGAACTGGACACGCCTAAAAGAATAAGGATTTCTTAGGAAATCAAACTTCTTAATAAAGGAATTTTTAATTCCTTTTAGAATCATGTGATTTCAATCATGTGAGGTTCAGCCGATTGCAAAAACTATTCAAATTAATACTTATATCATGGTAAATGGTGCTATTAGCAGTCGTAAATCTAATGATGATGATGGTAAAAATATCATTGAAACGTTTGCATATGCAAAAGCTGTATATCCAGTTACCGAAGAAGAATATGAAGAATCATATGCTCGCAATGAAGAACTAATTAATGGTATCGTAACTAGAGAACCTAGAATTAGAAAAACTAACAAAAAAAGGAAAGTGGCATCTTTTGTAGTTGCTATTCATCGTCCAACAACATCACATAAAATTATTAGTGATTATGTACAATGTGTTGCCTGGGACGATTTAGCAGAAATTGCTTCTGAATTTAAAATTGGCGACGAAATTTCTTTATGTGGTCGTTTCCAATCAAGAACCTATACTACACAAGAAGACAAAACAAGAACTATTCACGAAGTAGTTCTTTCTGAAGTATCTCGTTGGGAGGATTCTGATGAGTAAAGAAACATTTCCAATTGGTAATGTCATTCAAGTACCTTTTGCTGAACGTATGAAACAGCAATATATGGAATATGCTAAATATGTAATTAATGATAGAGCAGTTCCTGATATTCGAGATGGATTAAAACCAGTTCATCGTAGAATATTATATGGCATGAATGAATTAAAATTGTTTTCATCTAGTAAATATAAAAAGTCGGCAAAGACTGTCGGCTATGTACTCGGGGCCTACCATCCTCACGGGAGATAAAGTTGGTGTAACTTGACAATAAAAAATAGCTGTTTTATAATGATAATATAAATTTTTAATTATTGTTGTAATAGAAAGCTAATAGTGTAATATGCCTAAAAAAATAATTTTCACTGAAGAACAAATACAAAAAATGCATAATATGGTTTTTAATGAAAGAAAAAGTTATGCTGAAACAAGTAGATATTTTAATTGTAGTTCTCAAACAATAAAAAGAGAATTAGAAAAAAGATATGATATCTCTGAAGTAAAATATGGCTATAAATATAATGAATTATTTTTTGATAAAATAGATACAAAATCGAAAGCATATTGGCTTGGTTTTATTTCATCAGATGGATATATTAATTTTAATAGAAAATTAGTTAGAGTTAAGTTATCTGCTGTTGATGAAGAACATTTACATAAGCTAAAAAAAGATATTGAAGCTGAACATCCAATAAAAGAAGAATTTCATAATATAACTGGAAATAGATTAGTAAGAATAGAATTCGCTGGAAAACAAATTATTGAGTCCTTTAAAAAACATGAAATAACTAAAATTAAAAGAGAAAAACAAGTTCCATCGAAATTTATTCCCGATAGGCTTTTACCAGATTATATTAGAGGCATATTTGATGCAGATGGTTGTATTTGTAAAACTAAAGTTGGAATAGATTTTTGTGGTTCTAAAAAAATGCTTACTTGGATTCAAAATATTTTTAGTAAAAAATGTGGTGTAAAAAAACACAAAATTCATTTACATGATAATACATATAGAATTGAATATCATGCAAAAGAAGATATAAAGAAAATATTATTATTCTTATATCCTAATTTTAGAAAACCAAAAGTAACTTTAAATAGAAAATTTGATATTGTCAAAGATTATATAAAATTTTTAAAATAACAATTCCCGTCTATACTAAAACCATAATATAAGGTATGGATTATGAGAGCGGAATTAAACGGGGAGGGTTTAATATCCTAATCCGAGACCGAAGGCTAAACTTAAAAAATTAGTCAGGCGCAACGCATAGGCAATGAACCTTACTTATTGTAAGAATATAATTTGCCCACGAGGCCGCTCTGTGCTTATGGAGTATTTTGTTTTAATAAAATATTAACGCATAAAAAGATATGCTATGCTGGGTTAGAAAAGACTAACCGATGAAAATGAGGGAAACCTCCAGAGGCCAAGATAAAAAACTTGGCGATAATAACAAACAGGATTCGTCTGTTTATGACGCGATGGTAAACCTAGCACAAAATTTTAATTTACGTTATCCATTAGTAGATGGTAAAGGTAATTTTGGTAGTTTAGACCGTGACCCTAGCGCAGCTCAACGCTATACTGAGTGCCGTCTAAGTAGGGTTGGGGACATTATGTTAAAGGATGTAGATAAGAATACTGTGCCCATGAAGTTGAATTATGATGAGACTGAATATGAGCCAGAAGTATTACCTACATTGTTCCCAGCATTGTTAGCTAATCCTACAACAGGGATTGCAGTTGGTTTAACATCATCTTTCTTACCTCATAACGTAAAAGATGTATATCAAGCTATTGATGTCATCTTTAAAAATTTACTAGAAGAAAAAGAAACTTCTATTGATGAAGTGATTAATATTATTAAGGCACCAGATTTTCCGACTGGTGGCGAAATTTTAGGCTATGCCGATGCTATAAAAGCATATAAAGAAGGTCATGGTAAAGTAATACTTCGAGGAAAATATCATACAGAAGACAAAAAGAATAAAATCTTAATTGTATTCGATGAAATCCCTTGGGGTATTTGCAAAAAGAATACTGTTACTAAAATAGTTGAGCTAAGTAAAGAAAAACTTGCAGACGTTACAGAAATTCGTGACGAGTCTAATATGGACGGCGTTCGAATTGTAATTGAATGCAAAAAGACAGCTAATGTGGATTGGATTATTAAAAATATTTTTAAATATACAGATATGCAATCTAATGTTAGTATGCGACATGTAGCTTTACAAGATGGAAAACCAAAAGTTAATTTAACTTTATTAGAATTATTAGAAGCATTCATTGAACACGCCATTGAAGTCATTCAGAATAGATGTCAATATGATTATAATAAATTAGATGAGCGTTTCCATATTGTTGAAGCTATTACTAAAGCTCTTGAAACTAAAAATGTAACTATTGAATTAGTATCTAATGCTACTTCATTAAATGAATCTGTAGAGTCTTTAAAAGAACGATATGCTTTTGATGATAAACAAGCAAAGGCAGTTGCTAATTTAAGATTATATACTTTGAATGAAGAATCCATTCAAAAATATAATGAAGAATATGAAGAATTAAATACTAAGATGAATTTCTTATCCAATATTCTTCATAATGAAATGGAATTAATTAAATACACACGTTCTGAAATTCAACAAGTTGCAAAACAATTTGAAAAAGATGAACGTAAAACAGCTATTGTAGATTATGTTGATGAAAACATTGACCAACGTGACTTCATTAAAAATGAAGATGTAGTTGTAGCCATTACTCATAACAATATGATTAAAGCTGTAAAGGCAAATGAATATTCTGCACAAAATCGTGGTGGTAAAGGTGTTAATGCCAATACTCGTGAAGATGATTTTGTAACGCAATTATATTCTATGCAAACTCATGACGATTTAATTTTTGCGACTAATACAGGTAGATTTTTATTATTGCCTGCTTATAAAATTCCTGTAGTCTCTAAAAATGCATTAGGTAAATATATTAATAATTATATTCCTCTTCAAGAAGGAGAAAAAATTGTTAATGTATTATCGTATACAGATAAAGAAGACTTAATGGTTTTATTCGTAACTAAACAAGGTCGTGCTAAAATTACCTCTACTAAAGATTTGCCTACACGAGCTAGAGCGTATCGTGCTATTAAATTAAGAGATGAAGATGAATTAGTTGAATGTTCTATTGTAAAAGATTTAAATCAAGATTTAGCTTTTATCACAGAACAAGGTATGTTAATTCACTTAAAAGCTTCATCTGTTAATATGCAATCAAGAAATTCTGGTGGCGTGAATACTGTTAAATTAAATGATAATGATATTGTTGTTTCTTCTCTTCATGTAAAAGAAGATGGTCAAATTGCTATCGTTACTAAAAATGGTATTGGTAAAGTATGTAATATCGAAGACTTCAGAATTACAAATCGTAATGTTAAGGGCTCTCGTTGTTATAAAGTTAATGAGAAATCTGGCACTATTGTTGGTGGTGCTCCTATTGAAGATGAAAATACAATTTATATTATTACAGTAAATGGTAAAATCATTAAATTAAGAGCCGAAGATATTCCATTAAAGAAACGCACTGGACAAGGCGTTAAAATGATTCGTTTCGACGACGATGATTATGTTAATGCCATTACTGTTGGTCCCAAAGAAGAGGAGGAAGAAGCCAATGAATGAAATGATTAAACAAGGTTTTATTCAATACCTTGGTTTAGCTTCTGATGATTCTCCTCTTCAAGGAGATAATGCTCTTCAAAAAGGAATTGGTGACTTATGTGAAATTTGCTTAGAAATTTCTGTAGATAAAAATAAACATGAACGAAATTTATTTATCTTAAAACCAATCTTTAGAGCAACTATATTTTTACTAGAAGAAAGATTGTCGCAAATCAAAGCTATTAAAAATGTAGATACGTATGCACAAGTTAAACAGTATGAAAGCAATATTCAATTTTTACAAAATTTAGTAGACAATATTAAAGAGGAAATTAATCATGAGTGAAGCAAAAACATTAGCTGATAAATTAGCAACAATTGATGCGATTACAGCTAAAATTAATAAAAAATATAATAAGACTGTAGTCGGTCGTATGGGTATTAGCGAAGACATTATTAATCAAATTACTATTGGTCGAATTCCTACTCCATCTATTGCATTAAATAATGCCATTGGTGGTGGGTTTCCTCGAAAGAGATGTACATTAATCACTGGCAAAAGCGATAGTGGCAAGACCACTCTCATCCTTGAAAGTATTAGTAAAATTATGGCAGTCGAACCAAGCTTCACGGCACTTTGGGTCGAATCAGAACATTCTATTGATAAAGAATATATTGTTGATACTTTTGGTGTAGACCCTAATCGATTAATTTTTGTTCCATTTGACCCAGAAATTGGTTCTGAAGCTACGCTAGATATGGTTCAAACTATTATTGAATCAGATAGTGTAGATTTAGTAGCGATTAATTCTTTGAAAGCTTTAATTCCTCAAAAAGAAAATGAAGCATCTCTAACTGAAGTACAGGTAGCTTTAGCTGCTCGTCAAAATGCTAAAATGTCTCGTAAATTTACAGCATTAGTGGCTAAACACAATATAGCTTTTATTATTGTATCACACTTGACAACGGACATTGGAAGCCTGAGTCGTGACCCTATGGTCATATCAGGCGGAGCGGCTATTCAGTACTGGTCCTCTTTGACTTTAGATATGAGAAAACGAGCTATTGGCCCTGGAGACCCAATTACTAAAGAAGAAGGATTAAAGATTCATGTAGCTATTAAAAAGAATCATACTATTTCTAATCGTAATCCATATGTACAGGTAGATTATTATGCTATTTTCGGTAAAGGTATTGACCAGATGCTCGAAGTTATTGAAGAGGCATTTAATTCTGGTGTATTAGTACAACGTGGTGCGTGGATTAATTGGCTTGATGGCAATGGCGAAGTGATTGAAAAATTCAATGGTCGTGCTGTGATGAAAGAATTTTTCCATAATAATCCAGATAAATGGATAAAATTTAAGTCTTTGTTTGATGGTTCTGCTTCTGTAAAAGAATTATCTCAAGAAGAGATTAAAGAAATTGAAGAAGAATCTAAAGCTATTGAAGAAACAATTCCTGAAGAAGTAAAAGCTCAAGAAAAATTAAAAAATAGTCTTAAAAAAACTAAAAAGAAAAAAGCTGATAAAGAAGCTAAACAATGATATAATTAAAGCAGGGTATAATATACTATACCCTGCTTAGTTATCTTAATAATTCTTTTGCGAACCTTGTATAATATTGGTATGCCAATTCCTTGGCATACTTTTTATTATATATTTCGTAGAAAGAGAGGTATTATTTGTCAGAATGTGAATGGGGACATGAGAATTGTAAACATATTGGAACTGCCAAATGTTTTGGTTGTTTAATAGATGGTCAATTATTTGAGGAAAAAGAAGTTAAAATAAAAAAGGGCCTTAATAAACGACAACAAAAACAAGATAAACGACAAGGTTCTGGTTTTGAATACAAAAATCATGTTGCTAATTCTAAATTATTAAAAGATGACATTCGAAGCTCAATGACTCTTAATAGTGGTGCTACTGTTATAGAGAAAGGCGATGAACAAATTCGTGGGCTTATTAATGTTATGGAAGAATTAAAAACAAGAACTGTTGAGCAAGCTCCTGGTAAAAAAACATTTACGATTCAAGAAAAGTGGTTATCTAAATTAAAAAGAGAAGCATTAGCAGAAAATATGGATTTCTATTATTTGAAATTCTCTTTTTTTGAAACTGACCCACAAGTATATGTTATTACAGAGCAAGAACAAATTATGTCCATGGTAAAAACTATGGTTGAAGATAGACGTTCTAAAAAAGTTCTTGAAAAGGATAAAGAAATTCTTCTTAAACATCAAGATGTATTAAATGCTAAAATCAATGAATTAAGAGCTGAATTAGCATTAGCTAAAGAATTAGTAAAAGAAGAGGATTGGCCATGAATGAAGAAAAAATATTACAATTAATTCATGAGGAAAATCCACCTAATCCGTTAGCATATGTTAAAGAATTAATAAAACCAATGATGCGAAATAAAATTGAACAATATATTACTGAGTGTGAATATTGTCCTAATCGCTTTACTGGTTTTAAATCAATTCCTTTTGGCAATAATGATGCATCTATTATGATTATCGGAGAACAGGTATTACAATCCCAATTACAATTAAATAAAGATATTGTATATCCATTTGAAGGTACGCAAGAAATGGAAATTTTTAATACGTTATTCGAAGAATATCATATTAATACGAATCAGATTTTTTGGGTAAATGCAGTTAATTGTTTAACTCAAATAGAATTAAAAGGCGAAAAAATATTTAGACCATTTAATATTAGTGAACGAGATGGTTGCAAATTATTTTTGGATAACTTAATAGAAACGATTAATCCTAATTTAATTATCTGTTTAGGAGCATCTGTATATAATTTATTCAAAGATGAGCCTTTTAATAAAAATAAGAATCAAATATTTAAAATTAATACTATTGATGCTATCGCATTACAATCTCCTACATTTTTACTACAGCAAAGAGAAATTAAAGATGAAGAACTTTGTGATGAAGATGAATTAGATTTTTGTAATGGATTAAAAAAAGCATTTGAATATTGCCAAGAAATATATGGTGGCAATATTATATTAGACAAATAAGAAAGGAAATAATACTATGTCTTTAATGGAAAAATTGCGTCAAAAACGTGCAGAAATGGAAGCAGCTCAACAAAAAGCAGAGGCTCCTAAAACATTAGAAGAAATCGTTGAAGCTAAACAACCCAGTTCTAAAGAAACGCAAGAACAAAAACAAGAAGAAACAACAGTATCTGTTGCTGATACAAAGGAAGAACCAACGGAAGTCACAGAAGAATCTACTCCAAAAGAAACATCTGTTGAAGTGGAGCCTGAACCTGTAGCGGATAATACACCTTCTGAAGATAAAGATTATACAACTATGCAACCAGTAGTATCAGAAGAAAAGGAGAACGAAAATGAAATCATTGTCGAAAACACTGCATCTGAAGAAACTGAAGAAACAGTTAAAGAAGAATCCAAAACTACAGAAGAAACTACTGGAGAAGAAGGAGTAGAGGAAAAACCTAAACGTCGTGGTCGTCCTCGTAAACATAAAGAAGAAGATGTAGAGGAACTTAACGAAGAAGAAGATTCTAAACCAGAACCTACTCCAGAAATTCTTTCTGCTATTGAAGAAGATATTGCAGAACAAGAAAAAGAAGATAAACCTAAAAAAAAATCTGCTAAAAAGCATGAATCGGCAGAACAAATTTCTTACGTTTCTATTGATGTATTAGGTGAAAAACTTGATGTAGATACTGCAACAGCTGAATATTTAAATTATTTTATTGATACAGAATGGCAAGAAAAAGAAAAATATTTCTTGGATAAAGTAACAAATATTCGTATCGAAGCAGACATGAACCCTGGCACTTTAAAATTTACTTTAGCTGATTTATGTGCATTGAATGATGAAGTAATGCCTCATTATTTAGAGCAAAAGAAAATCTATGATTCTTTAGTGAATAAAGATTTTGGTTCTGCTACAGCATTTAAAATTGCTAATTCTACTGGTTCCAATTCTGAAGAACGTAAACGTACTGGTACATTAGCATTAATGAAAGCTAAAATTAATGGTCAAGAAATTAACTATATTTCTTTGATTAATGCCGTGCAAATGCGGTATAATAGTCTTAACGAAATCATGAAAATGATTAAATACAAATCTGATATTTGCATTACAATGGCATCCGCTATTAAAACTGAAATGCAATTAGTTAATGGTTAAGGGAAAAAATAGATGATTAAATCGATTAAAATTTCTGAGGAGCTTCAAAACCTCCTCAGCCAACCAACTGACCCTACGTTAATTCGTAAGCGTCAACAAGGTGGTACAACATTATCTTATATTACAGGTTATGCTGTTATAAGAAAATTAAATACTGCTTTTGGTTATTGTTGGGATTGGAAAGTAAATAAAGCTTGGCTTGAAAATGTAGAAGGACCTAAGTCTGGTCAAGTATGTCATGTGCTTGGTACATTAACAGCAATGGTTACAGATGACAACGGTAATATTATACCTTTGTCTAAACAAGCTTATGGCTCTAAAGTTGCCATTCTTAAAGTAGGCCCACAAGATAATCAAAACTTGTATAAAGTAGCTTCCACAGATGCACTTAAAAAAGCAGCATCTATGTTTGGTATTGGTTCAGACTTATATCTTACTGAAGAAGAACAAGAGTTCTTGAATATGGAAGAACAAAGTCCTTGGGACGATGCAACCATTAATCAATATAAAACTGAATGGGCTTATATTCAAAAATTCCAAGAAGAATATGAAGTATCTGATGAAGAATTAAATGGTCTTGTTGCGGAATTTACTGGTGGCAATGTTAAATCTATTTTATTAATTAAACCTGAGTCTTTAAAAGAATTCGTTGAATATATTGAAAATTTAATTAAAACTCAGGGGGCAGAATAAAATGGCTTTATTATTTGCCGAAGATTTAAATTTAATTAGATGTAAAGATTGTAATTGTAGTGAATTAATTAAAAGAGAAATCACTCAATTAATTAATAATAAACACAATACATATCAATCTATTAATAAAAAAACAGAATATATCTGTAAAAATTGTGGTGCTATTGTCGTAACTATTGACGACGATGGTCACTCTTATATTAAATAAAAGGAATTAAGATGGACAAATTAAAGATTTACGACGTAAAGTGGGAATCTGATGCTTCTGGTCCATCTCCATTTAATAATATTAGGACAGAAGTGTTTCTCGCTGGCTGTAGAATTGCTAGAGAAGGAACACCATGTCCTGGCTGTTTTAATCCAGAGCTGTGGCAACAAGATGTTTACACAGCTCTTTCTTCTTGTACAGAAGTTGCATATCAAATTCATAAATTTGGAAGTAAATATGTAACTTTTGTAGGAGGAGAACCATTAGACCAAGCATGGCCGTTAATTGAAGTATGTGAGCGGCTTAAATCATTAGGTCATCATATTATTATTATCACACACTATACAATTAATGATATTTACGATATGGGGTTAGAATTATTATTCGATGTCTGTGACATTATTATAGATGGAGAATATAAAAAAGAATTGCATCAGTTTAGTCATGATATCAAAGATGGCTTTACGAACGTAATTGGTTCTGGAAATCAAGTTGTATATGATTGTAAGAATGAAATTGGAATGCCTGCTGGAATTTTAAAAGGTATTTCATTAGATGAGAAAGACAACTTGGTATTTCATATGAAAAAATAAGAAAGGATATTATGAACTACGGGGAAAAGCAAGTTGGGGCAGATACTGTATATATTGAAGATGCAACATTTGATGCATTAAAAGGAAAAAGAATTACAATTCATCGTATTGCACCAATGAGTTATTTACAAAGAGCAGAATCTAACGAAAAGTTTTTCGATAATTATATTGAAATTAAAGCATTTAATGAATCAGATAATATAACATTTACTGCTTCTTTAGAAAAATACAAATATTCTAAATCTATTCAGAAGAAACCGTTAGCAGAATTAATGCTAGAACATATGACTGGTAAAGAAGACAAAATGGAAGATTTTGAAATTATCGATTCTATTTATCATGAATTAGCTAAAGAGGTTTCTAAAGATTTGTATTTAGAAGATAATGTATTACATACTGGATTAGAATTAGATTGTATTGGCATCATTGAATTACATAACCAAGTTATTAATGTATTTAATAAAGTAGTATTTGATAACAATGGTATTCAACTACTTAATAATGTCAAAACTATTTATTTAGCTAAAGAAGATTTAAAAGATATTGTTGTTAAAATTTTAGTAGATGATAGTCATCATATTATTATTGATAATATTAAAGAAGTAAACGAACCAATGAATAACGATAGAAGTATTAATATTTTTGTTCTTGGTGCAGTGAATTTAAGTAAACGCTTCGAAGATTTTGTTGTTGTTCAACAAGATGCAGATGAATCCTTTGAAGCATATGGTATTCGTTTACTTAAAGAAATTAATGAAGACAAAAGGTCAATTGTATTTGATTTAGACATTGACTTATAAGAAAGGAAAATAATGAGAGATTTAACAGAAATCCGAGATTTGTTAGCGGCTAAAACAGAATGTATTTGGGTGCAAACAATCGAAGAACAAGATTTTTTAGATGATTTCCTAACTATGTTAGTAGATAATCCTAAATATCAAAATGTTAATATTAAAGAATGGACTAACACTTCTGGCGTTACGCCAGTAGATTTAATTACAGGTCCAGTATATTCAAAAACAATTATTGAATTAAGAGAAGTACCTGCATTATTTGAAAAAGGTATCATTCCAGACTGCTTCGATGAAGAAAATACCAATACACAAAACATCTGGATTTTAAAAGATTTAGACCCTATGTTTCAAAATCCAAAAACAGCACGATATATTCGTGACGTAAAAGAAGGTCGCAAATCTGTTTCCTATAGCCCAATCATCGTTATTTCTCCTAACCAAGTTAATGGAGATGTAGCACATTTATTTAAAGTAGTTGAGTATTCTTTGCCATCTTCTGTAGATATTTTTAATTACATTACGAACGTACCAATGCGTACATTAGAAAAATATAAGCAAAGAGCTCCAGAAGATAAAAAAGATTTAATTGAAATTCCTACGTTAGATGAATTAGAAAAAATTGCTAAAGCTTGTTCTGGCTTAACGATTAAAGACGTAGCTCAATTATGTAAAGAATCTATCGTTAAGTTTAAAACGATTAAAGCAGACTATTTAGCACAATCTAAAATCGATATCGTTAAAAAATCTGGTGTATTGGATTATAAAATTCCAGAAGTTAAAATGTCTGATATCGGTGGTTGTTCCATTTTAAAAAATTGGCTATATGAACAAGAAATTGCTATGAGTCCAGCAGCTCAAAAAGCTGGTCTCGATATGCCAAAAGGTGCTTTATTCTTAGGTATCCCAGGTACTTCTAAAACTATGAGTGCAGAAGCATTCGCTGGCGAATTAGGTGTACCACTTATTAAATTATCTATGGATAAAATCATGGATAAAATGGTAGGCCAATCTGAACAAAAAATCGCTCGAGCACTTGAAGTTGTTAAAAAGTGTGCTCCATGTGTGTTCCTCATGGACGAAATTGAGAAAGCGTTAGGTAAACTTGATTAAATAATAAAAAAATAGTAATATTCATTTTAGACGAAATTAAAAAAATATTAGAAAGTATGGTACTAAAATGAATAAAAAAACAATAAAAGAATGTTTAACATGTGGCAAAGAATTTGAATCATATATATCTGCAAATAAAAAATATTGTTCAAAAACTTGTGCAAATAGAAGACAATCAAAACAAATCACATATCATGATTTCATTTGTGAAAATTGTGGAAAAACTTTTCAACGAACAGGTAGACAAGTTAGAAATATGAATCATAAAGGTCATGAGATAAAATATTGTTCAATAAAATGTAAACAAGAAGCATGGGGTAAAACAAGAAAAGAGACTACATGTCCAGTTTGCGGAACAGTATTTTTAATGCAAGCTAGATTATGGCACGAAAATTCAAAATATACTTGTTCTCCAGAATGTGCAAAATTAAATCCAGATAATAGGACTATTTGGAAAAAGCATATGTTAACAATAAAATGTAAACATTGTGGGAAAGATTTTGAAAAACCTGAATATTATGTCAGAAAACAAAATAAGCGTGGACAAAATGTTGTATATTGTTCAAAAGAATGTCAAAATCTTGCACTTCTTGGAGAAAATTTTGAAGAACATGGAATCTCTAACGCATTAAGAAATTGCAAATCTTATAAAGAATGGAGAAAGCAATGTCTTGAAAGAGATAATAGTACTTGCACAGAATGTGGAAGTAAAGAAGATTTGCATGTTCACCATAAAATATTTTTAAATGTAATTTGTAAAAAATATAATTATGATATTTATAAAATTATAGAATCTTCTGAATTTAATGACATAAATAATGGTCAAACATTATGTAGAAAATGTCATCAGAAAAAACATTCTGATAATTTATTATTTAATTTATTGCCTGCTAATGATGATAAGCAATAATTCATTAGCTCTTTTCGCGGAAAAAAACTGGAAGGCTAAGTGCAGAAATGCATATGCTAATCAGAGGTGAAGGCTATACAAAGTATAGCCAGCCGCAACGCATAGTAGGTGAAAAGATATAATCCTACCACGAGGCCGCGATACATTTGCTTTGAAAAAATATGTAAAAAGATATGCTATACTGGACCAGAATTAACTGGTCGATTCAAATGAGGGAAACCTCCAGAGACTAAGATAAAAAACTTAGTGTTAAACACATTAGGGCGCAAGTTCCCAGCAAACTGATGGCGGTGTTGGAGCTAGAGTAATGAAAGCATTATTAGAATTCATGAACGATAATGAAAATGGTATTTATGTTATCATGACTTCTAATGATATTTCTGTTATGCCTCCAGAATTTACACGTTCTGGTCGTATCGATGCACAATGGTATTTTGCATTACCTACTACTACTGAACGCGAAGCTATTTTTGATGTGCATTTAACTAAACGTAAAGTTACGTTAGATGATACATTAAAACAATATGCCGTTCGTCATACAGAAAAATATACTGGTGCAGAAATTCAACAAGTGGTTAAAAACTTGAAACGAATTAATTATATTCGCACAATGGAACAAGAAGATAAAAGTATTGTATTAGAAGATATTGAAAGAGCTATTCGAGAAGTAATTCCTATCGCAGAATCTTCTAAAGAAAAAATTGCTATCTTGGACCAATATTGTGAAGGTCGTGCTCGTAAAGTTTCTGAAGATGAAGTTAAAGAAGCTAAGCGTCGTAGTTCTGTTTTAGACCTTGATTTATAAAGAGAAGAGGGGTATAATGAAGAGTAAGATTATTCAACAATTTAAGGGTACTATTAATGGTGTAGAAGTATTCGATAAGGTTACTTTCTACACCTGCGATTGGATTTTAGGATTAATCGAAGACAAATTTGATATGGAATTGCCAACAGAATTCGTCTCTGACTTAGTACATGTAGTACAAAAAGTATATGATGATGAGGGTGTTGGCTGTATTGGAAATTTAGAAAATGATTTATTTATTTGGGTAGAAGATGTCGAAGATGGAGAGCCTATTACATCTTTAGAATTAATGCCAGAACAATATAATATTAGTTATAGTTATTTCGATGCATTAAATCGGAAAATTAAAGATTGGAATAACTGTTACAAACAATAATTAAAAAAATTTTTATTTAATTTAAAGGAGGACTATTATGTCTTGTTATCGTCGTTACACATGTGATGTATTAAAAAATGTGGATAAAGAATTATTAAATAAAGCTATGCGTGAATTGGGTTGTGAACTTGACTGGAATGTAAACAAAATTACATGGCGTCATGGCAACGATGGTGATACTGTTGATGCTGCATTCTCTGATAATCGTCTTGGTATTATTATGAATGGCGATGAAGAAGGTCATTTAAAAGTCGTTGGTGACTTCTGGATGACAGGTCTTAAAGAAAAAACTTTCGTTGATAATTTAGCTCAACAATATCAAAAGCATAACGTTATTCAACAAATCGAACAATCTGGTTATTTAGTAGAATCTACTGAGCAAAACCAAGCAGGCGAAATTGAAATTATGGCATATTGCTTCTAATTAAAATAATACAAGGCGTATAGAAAAATTAAATAGTCTATACGCCTTATTTTTAATAGACAAAATAAAGAGAGATATATAAAATGAAAACACTACGAATGTATTTTACTAAACGTTCCGACATGTTATGTTTTTTACATACTATGTTAGGATATTGTAGTAGTGGTACAATATTAAGAAATGTAAACTTTACTGTTAATTATGAGTGCTACGGCAATAATGTAATTTATCGTGTTAAATGTGCTAATGAATTTTTAACATGGACATTTAAAGTTAATGTTGGCGAAAATATTTCATTATTATTTAATTATAAAAATGAAGAATCAGAATTAGCAGAATCTGTAATTAAATATATTGTACCAGAAGTTAAAAGGCTATTGGTTAATAGCTATAAGTTAAAACTAAAACAAGGAGACGATTACATATGGAAAAGAGATTCAAAGTAATTATCGATAAAAAAGGAAATATTCAAGTAGAAACATTGCAAGGTTTTATTGGACAAGAATGTCATCAAGCAGTTGACCAAGTGATGCAAGTAATTAATGGTGTACCTGAAGTTAATACAGATAAAGATGATTTCTATCTTTCTGATGACCCAGGTCAATTTTTGAATTTGAAATAGGAGATTTTTAATCTCCTTATTTTTTTATAGGAGATTAAAAAAATGGACACTAAAGAACAGATTTTAGAAAAACTTAATGAACAACAAAAATTACCTGTTATAAATTATCCAAAAAGCATGGCAGTTATTGCATCTGCTGGCAGCGGGAAAACTTTTTTAATAACACAACGAGTTGCTTATATGGTTTTAGATGGCATTAAACCAGAAAACATTTTAATGTTTACTTTTACTAAAAAAGCGGCTGAGGAAATGAAAGAACGTATTATTAAAACAGTAGGCGAACAAGCTGAAAATTTAACAGTATGCACTTACCATGCTTTTTGTGTAAAATTATTAAGAAAATATTGTCATCTAATTGGTTTTTCTAACCCATTTTCTATTTATGACCCAGAACAATGTTTCGAAATTATTATGGGTATTTTAAAAAGAAATGAATTAGATTATGACCCTGGTTTTGTATTAAGCTACATTTCTGATTGTAAATTAAATATGTTATCTCCTGATGATGCTATTGCTTCTGAAGTAGATAATATTGAATATGCATATATTTATAAGGAATTTCAACAAATTTTAAAAGCACAAAATGCTTTTAATTTCGACGATTTAATTTATTTTACTATTCGTATTTTAGAAAATTTTGAAGATGTATTATGCGAAGTTAATAGCCAATATCAATATATCATGGCTGATGAATTTCAAGACAGCAGTACTCAGGATATACGTTTTATCAAATTATTAGCTGGTAAAAAATTTCATCTTTGTATGGTTGGCGATAATGACCAATCAATTTATGCATTCCGTGGAGCTGATATTTCAGCATGGGGACAATTTGTTAAAGAACATAATGTTACTGTATATAAATTAGAACAAAACTACCGTTCTACACAAACTATTGTTAATGCTTCTAATTCTGTAATTGAAAATAATACTAAGTTATTTGATAAAGTAGCATATTCTAAAGGTGAAGTTGGTGCTTCTGTAGTTAGTTTTGAGTTAGATACTCATAAAAAAGAAGCGACTCGTATTACGCAAATTGTTAAATCTTGTATTAAGCAAGGTTATAGAGAAGAAGATATTGCTGTATTATATCGCATGTCTTATTTAGGCCGTACAGTAGAGGATTCTTTTTTGGCTAATGGAGTTAACTATCATATTGTAAATGGATTACCTTTTTATAATCGTGCAGAAGTAAAAGATTTATTATCGTATCTTCAAGTATTCAATAATCCAAAAGATTTCACAGCTATTTATCGTGCACTTCAAGTTCCTAAACGAGGCTTTGGCGAAAAAGCAATTGAAACTTTGACGTTCCATTTTTTAAATCGCACAGATGAAGTTAAAAATGTTACTACTATGAAAAAAGTATTAATGTCTTGCGAAGGATTAACTGCGAAACAAAAAATTGGTATGCGTAATTTCATTGCTATTATGGAACAAATTGAAATTAATAGTGCTTTTATGAACCCAGCTATGTTAATTGATTATATCGCAGAAGCTGTTAATTATCGTGAATATATTAAAAAAACAAAAGATGCAGAAGAGTTTGAAGCTCGCTGGCAAATTGTTCAAGAATTAATTGCTATCGCAAAACAATCTAACGACTTGCAAGATTTATTAGAGTCTATGGCTGTTGGCCAAGAAGAATCTGATGGTAAAAGTGGTGGTGTAACATTAACTACTATTCATTCCTCTAAAGGATTAGAATGGCCAATCGTTATTGTGATGGGTTGTAATGAAATGCAAATTCCTTCTTTTATGGCTATTAAATCTCATATGGAAGAAGAAGAACGTCGTTTATTTTATGTAGCTATGACGCGTGCAAAATCTTTTTTATTTTTAACTCGTCACAATAAATCTAATTCTCGCGGGACTTGGAGAAATTATGATGAATCCAGATTTGTAAAAGAAATTAATGACAAATACATCAAACGCATGTAATACTATAGATATGAAACAATTAGTATTAAAATCAAAAGAAGGGTCTTCCTATGAAATTGAAATTAATTCTGTTTCTAAGGAAGACCTTAATTATTTATTTTGTCTTTTTAATTCTGGTAAAATTCAATATAATTTAGATAATAAAACTTGGATTGTTTCTGAGTCTATTTACCAAGAATTAGAAAATAAATTTTCTGTAGATTCGTATTTTAATTTAGGTTCTTGTATGAAATTGCAACCTTATGACTATCAAAAAGAGATTGCAAATTTTATTTTACATAATAAAAAGGCCCTTGTAGTCGCCCCTTGCGGAGCGGGGAAAACACCAGTTGTTATTTGCTCTTATTTGGAGGCTTTGCATAAAAATGTAATTAATGGTCCTGGTCTTATTATTGTAAAAGCTAGTTTGAAATATCAATGGCAACAAGAAGTTGGTAAATTTTCAGATTTAAAAGCTACTGTAATTCAAACATATTCGGAATTAACTTCTAATATAACTAATAAAATTAAAAATAGGGAATCTAAAAAAGAAAAGACTAAAGAATTAAAAGAAGAAATTAAACAATTAAAGAAAGAGCGTAGCCAATTATTTAAAAATCAATTTAAAGGTTATGATTTGTATATTTGTAATTATGAGACTTTACTAGATATAGAAGTAAACAAAGAATTATTAACTATGAATTTAGAATTCGTGGCGGCAGATGAGATACAGTATGCCAAATCAAATACTTCAAAACGAAATAAAGCATTAGCTAAATTTGGTAATGCGAAGATGACTATTGGAGCTACTGCTACACCGGTTCAAAATAATCCAGAAGATATCTATGGATTATTTAAATTTATACAACCAGAGTTATTTCCTAAAAAGTCTGTTTTCTCTTCTTTATATTTAAAATATGGTGGTTATGGTCGTGTCATTGGAGCTAAAAATACTAGACAATTACACGCTAAAATTAAACCATATATGATAATTAAAGATAAAAAAGATGTAGCGAAACAATTGCCTCGATTAGTTGTTAATCAATTATATTGTGAATTTGAACCAGAACAACTAGAAATGTCTAATAAATTATTAGATGAATTAACTGAATTAAAACGTAAGCTAGAAGCATTAGATAAAACACTATCTTCTGCTGAAGCATTACATAATGAAGAGCGTGCTAAATTAGATGCTGGTATTATGGCTCGACAAGCTTTTGCTCAGGAACTTGCTAATTCAGAATTATTATTATCTGAATCAGAAAGTGAAATGGCAAAACAATATATAACTGGTTGCAAAGAAAATCATAAACTAGATTTATTAATGAATCTAATTGAAGAAATCATTGAATCTGGTGAAAAAGTAATTGTATTCTCTAAGTTTAGACGCATGCAAGATGTCATTACAAATAGAATTAAAGAAATAAAATCATTAAAAGATGTAAAAATTGCTTATGTAAATGGTTCTATTTCTGGTGATGATAGATATAATGAAGTATATACAAAATTTAGAGATAATGATGCATATAAAATATTATTATGTTCTGATGCCGGTGCTGAGGGGCTTAATGCTTCACGGTGTAAGTATTTAATAGAATATGAAGCTGCGGATAGTTATGCAATTCAAACACAACGACATGGCAGACTTGAACGTGCAGATTCAATTCACGACACTGTATTCGTATATCAATTAATTGTCAAAGATTCTTATGACGAAATTGGTCAAAAAATAATCAATAAAAAAAGAAAATATGATGCCGAAATTGTAAAAGGCATTTATTAGTTATAGCCACCTTGTATAATACTGGGTGGCTATAACTATTTTATAAGGAGGAATATATGCAACAAGAACGCATTCCAAAAGAGCAAATCCAAAAAGATATTAAGAATGGTGTATGCAAAGTTATTGACGGCTTTTTCGTATACTCAGATAAAGTAGTACAATATACATCTCATTTTGGATATACAATTAATCGTGGTACTCTATATAAAGGTAATGGTATGGTTATTTCAAGAGCCACAGATAAAAAACGTTTTTCTGTTGCTCGATTAATTGCTAAAGCTTTTTTAGTAGACCAAGAAACAGATGATTTCTTTGTTGTTTATAAAGATGGAAATAAACAGAATTGTTATATTAATAATTTAGAAGTTCAATACAAATCAAAAGAAAAATATTGTAAAATCTGTGGTAAAGAACTTGGTAGAAATAATAAAACTAATGTATGCTTAGATTGTAGACGCAAAAATGATGATATTTTAGCAACAGAAGAAGAAATTTTAGTTCGCAATGAAAAATTCAAATATGCTAATTTAGATGATGTGTCTCAAACAACATTAGATAAATTACATTTATATTTGCAGGGTTATACATATCAATATATTGCTAATAAATATGGAGTAACCCGTCAAGCGATTGAATATTCTTTGAAGCGTTTACTAGATAAAAATCGTCGTAAACACAATAAAAAAAATAATAAAGAATTAATTACAAGACTACAAAAAGCAATTGAAGCGAAACAAGAAGAAATTGGTAAGTTATCTTATCAAATTATTGAAAAACAAAAAGAAATGAATAAATTAATTCGAAAACAAAACGTATTAATTAATCAATAGAAAGTAGGTAAAAATGGCGAATGAATCTTCTTTTACTGGCGAAGTTATTTTCTTTCATAAAAGATTGAGTAATACGCCAGAAAATGTTAGAAAATTTATAAAAATCCTTGATGTATTCTTAGAATTGACTAATACATATTATGGTGGCTTTCAAGAAGTCACTACAGATGACATGGAATTTAATAAACAAGCTGATTATGTAGAATCTATATCTTATTATTTCTTTTCCTGTGGTCGTTGGACCTATGAAAATTCTTTTAATTACATTAATAAATTATGTAAAGAAGGATTTGAGCGAGAATTAAATAATATTAAAGAAAATTTTCCAGATTGCTATAATGATATTTCTTTTTATGATGTAATTGGATTAGGTTTCCAAGTAACTGGTACAGATTACGAGCCAGCTTGCCAAGTTTTATATGAATTTGATGCCGAAAGTGAAATCATCGGCATCAAAGAAAATGACGAAACTGAATATGAAGTTAGAATTAATTCTTGTGAAGATATTCCGTTTACTGCCGAGAATGTAAATGAAGCTATTGATGCTATAGAACTTTGTGATTTTTGCACTCAATATGGTTTAGAATTATTTTTAGATAAAATATTTCTTATTCATATTAATGATACATTTAATGGGGATTACTTTAAAAAAATCATGCCTACAGTGTATAATACATATGGATATCGATTAAAAAATATAGATTTAAAAAATGATATCTACAGTATTATGCTAGGTATTATAGCAAAACATACTGAATCTTATGGACCATTTCAATTAAGCGATATTTCTTATTATATGAATTTAGAAAAAGATAATGCTATTATTTTTGAACCTTTTGGAGAAGATAATATCATTCCTATTTTTAAAGAAATAGAACAGTCTATCAAAGATTATATTGGTCAAAAACATATTGAAAATAATATGAGGGTTAACTAAATGGCTAATTATTCTAGGTTTTATGGCGAGGTGCTTTTTTATAATAAAAAAATAAAAAATACTGAAGACAATCGGATAAGGTTTAAAAAATTTCTTGTTGATTTTATAGAATATAATGATAGTAGAAATCCGTCTTTTGAATTATGTGATGATATATATTTCGATGAAGAATCAGAATATGTGAAAACGACTCGTATGTTTTTTAATTCTGAAGCTAAATGGACATATCAAAATGGGTTTCAAGACATATTAATTATGGATATAGCTGATATCGGTATTATGAATAATACATCAAAAGAAGTATATCGTCTTGAAGATTTTGTTGGTTTTGGCATTAATGTAATTGGTACTGATTTAGAAGAAGGTTGTCGTTCTTTTTATGACTATCGTGGTATTAAAGAAGTAGCTGGCATTAGAGATAATCATCATTTAATTCTTAGTTTTTTAGTAAATGAAGTGACTCCAAAAGAATATAACGCTAAAAATATTAATGAGTTTGAAGCTAATTTAATATATGGAGATTTATTTACTGTTTATGGTATAGATATGTTTTTTCATACTATGATGAAAGATTATCGTGAATATGATAGTGAATTCGATTTAATTATAAAAAAATATGCTCCCACATTAGTATCATTGTATGAAAATAATCTATTGGGAAATTATCTTTTAAATGATATCCAAGAAGACTTGTGTTCTATTATTCTTAAAATTGTTCAAGAGGAATATGTAAAAAATAATTCTTCAATTGATGGGATTATTAATCTTGAAGATATAGATTTTTTAATGATTGAAGATAAAGACGATAAGAAATTAGTTTTGAATTATGATAATACAGATTGGTATACCATATTTCAAAATATAGAAAAAAGTATTAAAAAATATATAGGTAGTAGAGGATTAAAAACATGTCAAATCACTTCGTAGGCTATATTAGCTTTTTTAATCCACATCTTAAAAATACAATAGAAAATCAAAATATAGTCAAAGATTTTTTAAGACAAGTTAAGGCTCAATATCCTGAAGTGTTAACTATTGATGATAGTGATATTAACAATATGCCCTTCTTCCAAGGTTGTGACACAGTTCATACTATGCCTATTCCATTAAATTGTGAAATCACTATTTTACAAGAATTAAAAATATTACAGCTGTCAGATTTAGAAACTATTTCTGATAAAATAATAGGGTTATCTTGCCGTATATTTGGTAAGTATTTATCATTTACATTAGAAGAGATTAGACGAGTTGATACTATTGAAACTCTTGATAAAATTGAAGGTTATTATATGTGGACCGGAACGGATTCTGAATTATTTCATATGACTGAATCTAATATGGACATGAGAACAAGTTTTATTCCATATACAGCTCAACATATTAATGAAATAGATGAAGATTATTTTTACTATGACTTTAACACTGTATATGGAATAGATATGTTTTTAAAGGCTATGTTTACTTCAATTTATGATGATATTGTGGATTATCATATGGAAAAATTAATTCCAATTCCATCAGCTATATTAGATATTATATCTAGCGAGTATTTAGAATCTGATGATAAACTTCAGGATTTTTTATTATTGGCTAAAGAAATTTTTAATAAATATGCTCATACTAATTTTGTGCCAGAATCAATTCAACTGATTACATTAACTGGCAATGGTTATGATATAGAATTGTTTCATAAAAATTTTTCTAAATCTTTAAATTATATGATGCAAGAATTAATTTCAGAAGCTAGTAACTATCTTATTATTTAATAAGAAATGGGGTGATGCAATTGCCTTTTGTATTTTTCTTCGCCATCTTTATGCTATATTATTTTAATGATGATTATTATAAGATGATAGCGTTTTGTGTATGGTGTGTTTGTGCCATGATTTATGGTGTAGTGTATGTAATTAAAAGAAAGGACATTAAAGATGAGCCTCTCATCAATATTCAAACAAAATATGGAAATCGGGAATAACGAAATTCCGAATGTTATTTTTAAAGCAGACGAATCATTAATTGCCGATTTAATCGAAGATATTGAAGCTCAAGATAACGAATTAATTTCTGGTAACTCTTTGGATAATCCAGAACAAATGACTCGTGAAGAAGCAGAATATTTTACTAAAAAATATATTGAAGCAGCTAATGAAATTAAAAAAGCAGAAGAAGCTGCTAAACAATATATGGAACAGCAACAAGAAAAAGTAAATAACTGGTTAGAAAAAATTAATAAATCTAATCAATTTTATTTGTCTGTATATGGCGATGCTTTAAAAGTATATGCCGAAAAAGAAATGGAAGAAACTGGGAAGAAATCTATTAAGCTAATCGAAGGCACTTTATCTTTTAGAAAAGCTCAAGATAAATATGAATATAATGAAGAAGAACTTCGTGCGTCTTTACAAAATAATCATATTGATGATTTCTTCGAACCAGTTGAACCTAAAATTAAAAAGGCAGATTTGAAAAAAGCTGGTACAGTTATTAATAATAAATTATATATTAATGACACATTAATTGAAGGTGTAACGATTACACCACAAGACAAAACATTTACGATTAAATAAAGAGAGGAAACAGTATGAGATATTCAAAAGAATTCATAGAGGCTGTTAAGAATAATACTAATTTACTAGATTTAATTTCTGAATATGCTTCTGATATTCGGAAGGTATCTAGTACTGTTTGGATGTGTCGTTGTCCGCATCCAAACCATAATGATAGCACAGCTTCATTTAGAATTTGGTTCGAGAATAATAGATGGAGCTGGGCTTGTATGGGTTGCCATTCTGGTAAAAAAGATACAGTTCATAAGAATTATGGTTCTGATGCCATTGCATTTTTACAATGGATTTCTGATGCACCTGGCAAAAAAAGAATTTCTTTTGCAGAAGCTATTGAAATATTAGCTAAAAAAAATGATATGCCATTAGAAGAAAATAACTTTGCGTTTGAATATAAAATTTTAAAGGCAAGAGCGAATGGTTATCATGCTGGATTAACTAAGAAAGCAAAAGAGTATTTATATTCTCGTGGGTTAGAAGATACAGATATTAATACATGGAATTTAGGTTATGCAGTTACGCAAGAACAAGGTAAATTAATTGAACGAATTACAATTCCATTAATTGATTATAATCAAAATATCGTTGGTTTTTCTAACCGAGATTTAAATGATATTTCTAATGCTAAATATGTTAATTCTAAAAATGATAATGTATTTAATAAATCTAAATTCTTTTTTGGTGCTAACTATTTAGATAGAAATTACGAAGAAATTCGTATTACCGAAGGAGCTATGGACGTTATCTTAGCTTCTAAATATGGTGTTAAAAATATTGTAGGATTACTTGGTACTGCATTAACAGAAGAAAAAGTAGACATTATTGCTAAACTTAATATGGTTCCTGTATTATGTTTAGATAATGATAATGCTGGAAAAAAAGCAGTGCAACGTTCTTTACAATTATTAGCAGAAAAAGATATTTTTGCTAAAGTATTTATCATTCCATCTGGTAAAGATATGGCTGATTTAGCTAATGAATTACAAGAGGGTTTAGAAGAATATATTTCTAATCACGCTAAACCATATTGGCAATATCAATTAGATGAAAGCATTGATATTTATGATGCACTAATTGTGCAAGCTAAAAATAAAGTATTTAAAAAAGTGCTAGATGCATCTAAAGCGGCACAAACAGAAGAAGAAAAAGCACTCATGAAATCATATGTGCTAGAAAGGATAGGTATTGTTTTATAATGTTCTTGTGTGATGATTGTCAGATTCGGTCTATCTGTAAAATTTATGACAACATCATTCAGTATAGAGATATTATTGCTCTATCTGAATGTGGAGCTAGAAATTTAATAGATAAACAACAGAATAAATCTACACCAATTTTTAATGAACCAGAAGTTGATATAGAAGAACGAATCGCAGCGATTCAAAAATTAACTCCTGAGATACAAGAAGAAATTGATTATATTAAAAAAGATGAAACTAATGTATGCCAGGATTGTAAAAAAGAAAATACAGATTTACTAATCTGTAGTGAGTGCCAAAAACAAATTTGTCCAGACTGTGCAACAGAAGATTTCGATGGCAATGTATATTGTCAAGAATGCTATGATAAAAAAGATGGAGAGATGCTGTGAGATATGAATTAACTAAATATCTAAATCGGCATAACATTGAAGGGTTTTCTTTAAGTCAATTAAAATATATTAGAAATGGGTTGGACCAAGACTGGAATTATTCTAATGATATCTTAGGAGATATTCGTTTATATAAAAAAAATGGTGGTAGTATTAAACATCTTGAATGTATTTGTAAATATTATTCTAAAATAGATGGCTATAAGGTACAGCAAAAAGAAAATAAATATGCTACATGTAGAGATGCAAGAGCACTTTTATTACGTAAAGACCCTAATGAAGATACACCAAGATGTATTGATTGTCATACACAGGCTTTACAAAGATATAAAGATGGCGAATTAAAACGCATTAATAATGCCAATACTATTAAGAAACGAATATTAAAAAACCTATGAGTTACGTTGAATTATCTGAGTTTTTGCGAAATAAGAATGCCAGTATTCGTCTCACAAAACAGGATTTTTGGGAGTTAGAAAAAAATATTTCTAAAAAATATACTTGCCAAAAGAAAGTTTTTGGGATATACTGTGTGAGAAGTCGGTTTTACCCCGATAATTTCGTCTATATGCAATGTATATGTAACTATTTTGCTCCAGATAACTATAGTATTTCTGAATGGAAAACAGCTACAAACCTTGATAAGTTCGATACTTGTTACCTGACACAATCTGAATGTTTCGGCGATATGCCTATCTTTACAGAAAATTATTGTTTCAAATGTCATGTAATGGCTATCAATAAATATTTAAAAGGTGAATTAGCATTGTATAATGACAGATTATATAAATTTTAATTTTCACGAAGGAAGAGGTAACTCTAAATGAAAAAAGCTGATTTAATCAAAACTATTGCTGCGAAAGCAGAAACAAAACAAACTGTAACAGAAGCTGTATTGAAAGCATTCGCTGAAGTTGTAGTAGACGCAGTTAAAGCTGGTGACAAAGTTCAACTCCCTGGTTTCGCAACATTCTCTAAAAAAGAAATTGCAGCTCGTGACTACAAAAAACCTGGTACTACTGAAACAGTACATAAAGAAGCATCTGTTTCTATCAAATTCAAAGTAGCAGAAAAAGCTAAAGAAGCTTTGAATGCATAATAGTGAACAAGTATATACTGTTCCTTTTATAGCGACTCGTCATATTCCTGAAGGCTTTTGTGATATTAAACAAAAGCTTTCGGATTTTGACACAAAAGGTAGCTTTGTTTTTCGTAAGGACGCTGAGGGGAATAAAACTCTTCAGCAACCTATCGCCTTTATTGTTGTACGAGATGAACGCAGAAAACGTTTTTTTCTTGGTAAACGTATTGGCGGAGACGAAAGGCTCCACGGGCAACTATCTTGTTTCGGTGGTCACATAGACAAAATAGATGCTAAGCAACCTAATTTATCACTGATTGAATCTTGTGCGTTACGAGAAATTAATGAAGAACTGGATTTAATTTTTTACAAGAATGACACCTTATTTAATTCACTTCATTATATTGGTACTGTACGAGATACAAATAGTGATACCGGTGACCATTTAGGGTTTGTTTTTGTATTAGATATTAAAAATTGTTCAATAAAAGAAACAGATAAGATTGAAGGTATCTGGGTTTCTTATCACAAAATATTAACAAATTATTTTTATAAATTAGATAGTTGGACACACTTCGTTATCGAATATCTTTACAAAACAACAGACCTAAAAGAATATTTACATAAGAAAAAGGGCTAGTATATAATAAAAATATACTGGCCCTTTTATTATATTTAAGAGGATAATAATGGAAAAAGAATTAGAGTTTGAATGTACAGTTACATTAACAGCCAAAATTAAAGTCTCCTGTGAATATGTAAATGGACAACCAGTTCTTGATGATATTGAAGATATCATTGCTGACTTTGTAGATTATGATTTAAAAGATACAGAAGAAGATTATGATATCAAGTATGTAGACGTAATGGGTTATGAAGTAGTAGAACCAGATTGCGAAGACGATGAAAGGGTTGATTGAATTCATATGGTGAAATTTCGCACAGAAGATGTGCAATTAATTGAAGAATTTTTAGATTTGTTAAATCGAAGAGAAGAAGAGCATTGTCATTTATTTGATGAACGTAATAATTTAACTCGTGAACAAAATGATTTGCTCCATGAATTGGAGAATAATCCTGGGACTAAAATCAATATTACAGAAGAATTAGCACGAGTAAGAAAAGAATATCGTCAAACTAAAAATGATATGGAATTCTATTTCCCGATTAAACAATTTAGCAAAAAATATAAAGCTGAATTAGAAGCAGCTTTAGAAGAAATGAAATCAGTGGATAAGGCCCAGAAAAGTAGAAAAACGACTCCGCGTATTCGTACAGACTTGGGTCTTAAAACAACTGGTGGTCGTAAACCAAAGTATAAGCGATAGCGACCTTGTATAATACAGTTGTTTCTTTTATTTTTAATTTTTTATTTTATTATAAGAAAGGAGGGGATACAGATGAATATTCCAGCTATTAAGGATGCAGATACAGTATTAGTGAATAAAGTATATACTGCATTATCTCAATTAAAACATATTAATGTTGAACAGTATGAAGCTAGATTAGAATATGAATTAGAAATCATCAGTGAAAAAGAATATGAAAATTATTTCTTAATCGTAGCGGATTATGTACAATATGCAAAAACACATAATATTAAAGTAGCTCCAGGTCGTGGAAGTTGTGTTAGTTCTTTAGTTGCTTTTTTATTAGGCATTACAGAAATTGACCCAGTAAAATATAATTTAATGTTTGAGCGTTTTTTATCTATGAATAGATTAGAAATGCCAGACATTGATATTGATGTCGAAGCTGGTAAACGAGATGCATTAATTCAATATATTATTAATAAATATGGTTATAATCAAGTAGCTCGTTTCTTGGATAATACTGAACGAGGCATTCACCAATCTGGTATTGTTATTGCTAATGTAGATTTATCGCAAGCAAATACAACAGAAAAAGACAATATGTTAGTATTAAATTATCCACAAGATGAAGTGGAAGAATCTTTAGTTAAGTTTGATATTTTATCTTCTAAAGTATTATCTTATATTAAAGAATTAGAAATTGTGACTGGAGATATTGTGTCGATTAAAGATAATAATTTTGATGATAAGTTTGTATATAAATTATTACATACAAAATTATTGGCTGGATTATTTCAAGTATCTTCTCCTTTGTATCAACAACGTCTTTGTAATTTACAAATTAATTCTATCGAAAAATTAGCTGATGCATTAGCATTAATTCGTGCACCATTTTTAAAAGAAAAATTAGATATTCAGTATATGAACCAAAGTATAAAAAATATTAATAAAGAGTATGATGCGATTACTGAATCTACAAATGGTGTTTTGTTATATCAAGAACAACTTATTGAATTATTATATGCTTATAATTTCTCTATGAAAGAAGCATATACAGTTATGAAAACATTAGCTAAAGGAGATTCTATTGAGGACTATAAAGCAAAATTCTTTGCTAATTGTAATCAAAATGCATTAGCTGTATGGAATATTATTAATAATATGGGCTTATATTCTTTTAATAAAGCTCATGCTATTGCATATGCAACATTAGTATATGTAACTGCGTATTATAAAGTATATTATACAAAAGAATTTTATGCAGTTATGTTAACGAAAGCATATAAAAATAAAGATAATACTAATATTAAAAAGCTTCAAAGAGAATTAAAACAATTACAAATTCAATTATTAATGCCAGAATTTACAAAATCCAAATATGAATGTACTGTAGAATTAAAAGGAATTCGTTTAGGATTAGTGACTATTAGTGGTATCAATAAACAAACTGCGATTAAATTATTAAATTCTGAGTCTTTACTAGATAATGATGTTCGTACAGTTACATTAGCTATTTTCGCTGGTGTATTCGATGAAGTTTGTGAAGGTATGTGGCGTTATAAAATTTATCATGAATTCATGGAAGCAAAAGGATTAAAACCAAAAGAAACATTTTCTATTGGGAATAAAATCTCTTTTGTATACTGTGATTCTAATCAAGTATTAAATAATAAAATAATGAAAATCGAGGAATAAAATGGGACAATATATTAATATTCAGCAACCTAAGTTGAAATATGAATTAAATAGAATTACTTCTTTTATGCAGAAATATCGTCTTGAAAGTTTAGATTTTTATATCGAAAATCTCGATGGAGTATTGTGTATTGTAAATCGATATCACGATGTAATTGAACTAACTATTGATGAGGATGCATATTATACACATATTGAGACTAAACAAAGTCAAGATAATATTCGATGGGATATTGAAAACAATATTACGTTTAAAGATGTTTTCGAGTCTATTATCTTAACTATTAAAGAATATATTAAAACATATAAAAAAGAACATAAAGTTAAAAAGAAAGGACATTATAAGAAAAAATGATTTATAGCGTGTCCGTATTAAATAAAAATATCGAACGCCTTAAAACTATTAAAAATAGTTTGCAAAAATATATTGATGGCAATACCGTCAAATATGACTTCGATATTTTGTTTTATAACGTAAAAGATGTATTAACTAATATTTTTAATGCTTTTAGTGAATCATCTTGTTATCAATATACTAATCTTGGTTATTATTGTTATCAATTGCAACCACAATTTAATCAAATTTTCTCAATGGAAACATTAGAAGATGAAGAAAATGCTAAAGAAGTTGTAAGATTAATTGACTCTTTACTAGATTTATTCAATCAAGTTGAATTAATTAAATTAACAACATCAACTACTGTATGGTGTAATACAGAATTAAATCAATTTATCTCTGATGCTAACGATACACAAGTAGAAGATATGGCAATTCTTAATTTCTTTAATTATATTAAACGGGATAGACCATTAAATGTATTGATATATAATATTCATAATAGAAATACATTGGCTGCATTAGGTGTAGCAGTTAAAAATAAATTCTATCATGTGTCTACTGGTTCCTCTTTCTATTGTAGAAAAGAAGATTATATTCAAAAAAGTGTTCTTGGTGGTTCTGGTAGATGTATGATTACGAATAATGCATTTGATGTTGTGTTAGGATATGTACCTTCTCAAATAGAACTAACAAATCCTAATGTAGCAAACCCATTAGACTATGAATACATTAACAGACTTGTTGCTTATGCGGCACCCAATGCACCAATTGTTTTCTTCATGCCTGTATTTAGATTAACAAAAAATATTTGTTCTTTCATGTCGAAATATTTACGAGACGTAGAAATCTACATGTTGCCAAATACTAAAAAGATATGTGTCATCACTGCTCGTAAAAATAATGATGAGCCAGAAGTAGAAGAAGAAATCTTCAACAAGCTACGTTATTATCAAATTCAACATGCAGAATTTGAATATAAAAAATGGGAAGGCAATGAACGAGAATTTGTTATCGACTGGGAAAAGCCAGATATTAAATATTTCCGTGGGTCTTTAATCTCAGATGAAGATATTGCAGATATGTATAATGCATCTGATGCAGTAACTAATTTCTGGAAAAATCAAAAGCAAGAATTATTATCTGACTATCATAAACGTCCATTATTGCCATTTAATATTGGTCATCTTGGTTTAGTATTAACATCTGGTTGTTTAGATGGTATTGTGCAAGAGGATGAAACGCATTCCCATCTCGTAAAAGGTCGAATCATTAAGGTTAAGAATAAAGAAGAAATTGTTGATTCTGCTGGGGTAACTGCAACATTAGAAGAAACGACTTCTAATCAAGTAGAGATTAATTTATTTTTATCAGATGGAACATATAAAAGTTTAGTATAAGAATATTTTTGGTACCGACATCAATGTCGGTATCAAATTAGCTAGTGAGATTAAAAAATATGAAAGGAATACAGAATGGCATTTAGTTTTGCAATTAATAATTTGCCGTCTATGAAGGGAAATGTGACGCTTTTTTCTAGCCAAGCTGGGATAGCATATATGTCAGGTTTTGCATATTCAACATTACTGAAATCGATTCAGACCGAACTGAAAAAGAATTCTAGGATTTATAATGGCAGATATACATTAGAAGCAAAAGGCAAATCGTTAAATATGGAATCTGCTAAAATTCCAAATACAGATTATTCTAATATTATCTTATATTATAAAGATTTCAGTAAAAAAGAAAATGAAAATTCTAATAACGAAACATTAAGTTTCTGCGTCTTTTTAGAAATCAAAAAAGAAGATACAAGAGCTTGGAGCTATAAAGGCAATAGCGAAAGTTATTACACACCTGACTTAGATAGGTTTTTAAAACAAGATATCGAAGAATACTATAAAGAGGAATTATTAGATATCGCTTTTAATAAATTCTACAATTTGTGTCCAGTACCAATTAAAAAAGAATGGACACAATATTTATTAGAAAAATTAGTTAAACGATATTTTGTTAATGCTTTAAATGGTATGGATATGCGTACAGATAAAAGAATGTATGGCTGGCATATTAGAGCTAGGGTTAATGTAATTATCGAAATTTTATCTGATGGCATTCGTAATGGCGATATTTCTGTATCTGAAGTTAAAGAAACTTCTGATACAATTAAATCAGTTACTGGTTTAGATTCATATCTTGAAAATTATAAAGAAGTCTTAGCTGAAAAAATTAAAGAAAATTTCGTGCCAATGTTTAATCCAGATATTGATACATATTCTGAAGAATTAAATGAATTATCTGATTATATTGATTATATTGGGGGGCTTAATTTATATGATGCTCAACGAGGTGTAATTGAGACTACTTATCGAACACTAAAAAAACAAAAAAGTGTATTTATCATCGGTTCTATGGGAACTGGCAAAACTATTATGGCTATGTCAGCATGTTATTTACATAATCTAAGTGAGAATAACAATCAACAAATGACAAACATAATTATGTGTCCAGGGCATCTAGTTGAAAAATGGAAGCGTGAAACAGAAACACGTTTACCTCAATCTAAATCTGTTATTATTTCTAACTTCGAAGAATTATTAGAAGTAATCCCAGAAATTAAAAATAAAAATCGAGGTTATCATTTATGGCTTGTTATGTCTAAAGAGGCAGCTAAATATGGCTATGAGGAACGACCTGCTGCTGTTTGGAAGAACCAAAAAGATAAACGTACTGGTGTAACTGGTTATTATGCATCTCCTGTAACAGGTAAGCCAATTTATCGTTATGAATTCGAAGGTAAGGGACGTTACCGTTACAGAAGAGCCATTAATTTAAAAGAATTAGATTTCTTAAAGCCAAATAAAGATAATTATATTATTGAAGAAACAGTTCCGTTCTTTAATAATGAAACTAAAACTTGGGACGAAAGAAAAGTTAATACTAAATTGTGGCAACCAGTTAATTCTGCAATAGATGATGATACTCATTGGATTAAAATGGGTAAAGTTGGCTATGTAGAAGTTAATAAAATTCGTAAGTTATATGATAGATTAAAAGATGCTCCTAATAAAACTAAAGAAGAAAAACAAGCATTACCAGAATTACTTAAAATTCTTGATGGTGAAGTACCTATTCAACGAGCTCCAAGAAAATATCCTATCGCAAAATATATTAATAAGTTCTTAAAAGGACATATTGATTATTTCATTGCCGATGAGATTCAAGAACTCAAAGGCAAAGAAAGTTTACAAGGACAAGCATTTGGTATTTTATTAGCGACTGCTAAAAAATCTTTATGTCTAACTGGTACTTTATTAAATGGGTATGCATCTTCTTTATATTATACTTTGTTTAGAGCCTTTCCTCAATTAATGAAACAAGAAGGCTTTGAATATTCTACTGAGTCTGAAAAAGAATTTGTTAGAGCATATGGTGTGTACAAAACAATTTCTTCTTGGAATGTTGCTAAAGATAGAAATACTGGGCAACGTACTTCTACGAAGGAAATGCCTGGTGTATCTCCATTAATCTTTACTAAATTCTTGTTAGAAAATGCAGTATTTATTACACAAGAAGATATGTCTGAAGCCATGCCTGGGTATGAAGAAATTCCTATCGGTATCGAAATGGATAATTCTTTATCTACTATGTATAAACAAATAGAAGATGGAATTAAAACTGCATTAACTCGTGGACGTACTCAAAAAATGAAAGTTATGTCCCAAGTTACACAGTTGATGTCTGTATTCCCTGACCAACCATATGGGCAGAAAGAAATTATTAGTCCAGATAATGGGGAAGTTGTATTTACTCCTCCTGCATTAAATAAAGATACGTATACGAATAAAAAAGCCGAAGAACTTCTTCGTATCTGTAGAGAGAAAAAAGAAGCTGGCGAAAAAGTATTAGTATATTATCATTGGACTAATCGGACAGATATTGGTACAGACTTACCTAAGTATCTTGAAGATAATGGAATTAAAGCGATTACAATGACATCTTCTGTCAAATCTTCTACTCGTGAAGAGTGGATTGATAAGAAATTAGAAGAAGGTTATGACGTAATTCTTTGTAATCCATCTCTTGTAGAAACTGGATTAGACTTGTTAGCATTTACAACTATTGTGTTCTATCAAATGGGCTACAATTTATTTACGATGCGACAAGCATCTCGTCGTTCTTGGCGATTATCTCAAGAGAAAGATGTTCAAGTATATTTCTTGTATTATAAAGAAACGATTCAAGAAACAATTCTTTCTTTAATGGCATCTAAATTACAGGCATCTATGGCTATCGAAGGTAAATTTACTGAAGAGGGCTTAAATGCTATGAGTAATAACGATGATATCTTAAATCAAATTGCTATGTCTGTAACAGATGGCATTAAAGATACAGTAGATGTAACTACATTTACCAAAGTAACTTCTGAATCTCAAGCACGAGTAGCTAGAGAACAACAGCAAAAGCTAATTAATATTCCGAGAGATTTTAAATATGAAATTGTTCAACATATTGTTAAAGGTAAACGCCGCAACAAAAAGAATAGTTTGAATATTTGTGATGCTCTTGAATTAGCATTAGCATAAATAATATATAAGGCGGCTTTTTAGTCGCCTTATCTTATTTAAATATGGTAATAAGTATATAGACTTGTTACTATATTTAAATAAGATAAGAAAAGAGATTAATATGCTATTAAATATTTTAATCACAAAAGCAGCTGTCGCTGTATTCATTTTAGCTATTTTAATAGCTATTATTTTTACATTTAAAAAATTAAAAATACGTCGCTTTAATTCTAACCAAGAACGCATGATTATTATTGGACGTAAAAAAATCTATTTATATTGTTTCCTAAGTATGCTATTATCTATATTAGCATTAGCAATATTTTTACCACCAATCGATTTTATTATGCATCAAGAAGATGTTGAAAATGCAGAAAATAGAGTCTTTATCAAAGATAGATATGAACCCGAAGATAAAGATTTTATTTTAAATAATTCTTTTACGATTAAAGGTTATGTAGAACGACATATTATATTAGGAAATGATACAGTGGCTATTATTTCTAATGAAATTAAAGGTTCTAATATAGAAAATTATAGTCCTGTTAATTATGTATATGTAATTGACAATAATAAAAAATTAGAAGATGGCACAAGAGTAGAAATTGTTTCTGATGCGATTCGTTTTGTTGATGTATATGTAGGCAATAAATTATATAAAACAATTTTGTTTGGTAAATATATAGTAGATATGAATAAATAGAAAGGAAATATATGAGAGATTTTAAATTTACACCAAAACGTTTTTCCGAAACACAGCAATTAATCCAATATATTTTTGCATTCGATAATAATTATGGAGCTATTGTTAATGAAAATAGTTCTATTTATAATTACAATGAACCACTATTTGAGTTATATGTAATGAAAAAAGATAAAGTACAAATTGATGATTATCAACAATATGCTGGATATAAAACACAACAAGAAATTATTGATATCTTAACTGAAATTAGTGAATTTAAAAAGGTTAAATAAGCATGTGGCTATTAAAGCGAATGTTATATCCAAATGAAGTAATGGATTGCAATGCTTCTGGTACGACAATGGTAGTCGGTGATTACTACTATGAAAATACAGAAACTGGCGAAAAGATTTTAGCTACCTATTGGCAAAAGAAAAAGCTTCAACAAAGAAAAGAAGATAATCCATTGCAAGATTTGTTAGAACAAGCCAAAGAAGAAAAACAAGAAAAGAAAGATGCTAAAAAGGCTTTGCAAGAAGACTTATCTGACAAAATGTTAGATGATGAATTCTTCAATAAATATGATTATCAAAACATAGATGATAACTCTATTAATAACGATATGACTTGGAAATTCAGAATGGACCCTGTTACACAAGTTACGTATGATGGTCGTCGCTACTATGGCGAAAGACGCTATTATGATAATGATAGGCACCATGCTAGACTTGAAGGTGAACCAAAAGATAACCACGAAATAAATACGTTTAGGAATAATCCATAGGAAGGAGTTATATGAAGGAAGATTATGGCAGAATGTCTGATGTTGACGGTGGTCAATATTGGACGAAGCAATCTGGCAGTGCTTCATTAGAAGGAGCACAAGCTTGTGCAACAAATATTCTTGAAGCTCTTGGTAAATGGTATTATGAAAAATCAGGTGGCAATAAATTATTATTAACATCTGGTACAGATGGTAGCCATTCTGGTGGTACATATTCACATGCGAATGGTTGGAAAATTGACGTATCTGATTATGGTGGTGCTGGTTTACTTGTTAATAGCACTTCTGAACCTGGTCCATTAGTAGATGAGTTTCTAAGATATGGTGCTTCTCTTGGTTTAGGTATGAACTGGGAAGGCTATTTAGATGGTGCTGCTAATAATGAACATATTGACGTAGCATTTAATGGTAATGCTTGGTCTCATTATTCTTATGGTGGTAATGGCTGGGAAGGTGGAGCTTCTGGTGTTAATAATGGAACTGGTAATGCTTCTACCGCTAAAGGCGGAACTTCTATGTCTGGCTCTGCTTCATCTGACCAAGGTTTTCGTATAGTGCCTAAAGGAAGAGATAGAGTAGAAATCACTAAGCTTCCACAAGGCAAAACATATTGTGAACCGATTTATCCAGATTTAATTTGTGTATCTGATACAATTCCTCAATGGGTACTTGCTAATACATTAGAAGTTACTAATAAAGATACTGAACAAACTAGAGATAATGAAGGTGCAGATTCTGATGTGAAAGCTCCTAATGGTAAATTCTTTAAGCAAAATGATTTGCAATATTTACTAGATAATAAATATACTAAAGAACAAGCTATTGCTATTTTATCTGAAACAAATAAATATAAAAAAGTAGAAGATACTAAAAAAGAAGAGTCTAAAGATAATAAACAAACTCCGCCAGATAAAGCAAAAATTAAAATTAAAAAAGATACATCTACCCAACCATAATAAATAATGATACAATATAAGTGTTATGTTAATTTTTACATAGCACTTATTTTAATATATATAAAGATGAGGTATGTTAATGGCCGAAGAGACAAGTAACAATACCAAAGTTACGATAGATAAACAAGAAGAAGACAAAAATAAAGATAAAGAAATAAAAAATAATAATCATCAAGAAGAAAAAAAAGATACCAGCACACAAGCTACGCAGAGTGCTCAACAAGCTACTCAATTAGGCGAAGGTGCTGGTTGGAATGATATTACAACAAATATCATGCAATCAATTGGGTTATCTGATTTGCAATCTATTATTGGCGATTCAGAAGCAATTAAAGCTCGTCAACATTTATTGGACCCTACTAAATATGAACGAGAAATTAAAACTTCTAATCCAGGCAAAATGCCCAATAATGAAGATGCATATCCAATAGATTTAAAGATAGAAGAACTTGAATTTCATAAGCCTAATATTAAACTATATAAAGAAACAACACATATTCATGGCAAAGATGCTATGATAGCAGCTATGAAAGTTAGTGATAAAGCAGAAAAGCGTATCGTTAAATTAGAAAATATGGTCGCCACTTTATTTAGATGGTTTGGTAGACTTGGTTCTAGGGTCGTCGTAAACTGTCAGTACTACGGAGGCACACAACCAGGGCAAAAATATAAAAGCATCAGGTGTTTAGCAGATGATAGAATCAATGATGGACAAGAAATTCAAATAGACCAATGCTTATACTGTACGAGGTTCGAACCAATAGCCGGCCAAATGTACGAAATCATGAACGACCTTGGTGCTAATGTAGCTACTATATTAGATGACAATCAAGCTGGTTATACTAATATGGAAGAATATGATACATTAGCTCGTGTCGAAAAATATTGGACTGCTAAAGAAGATGCTAAATTCGATTTAGCTTTGGTCGAAAAAGAGAATACAGCTGAAACAGTTAAATTTAAAGATATTTGGGGCGAGGGATTAAAGATGAATTGGTCTTTAACTCCTAAAGAAGACCAAATACCTCACATTAATTGGCGTCAATCTATTTCTGATGATGGTTCTAATTTAATGCGTCTTGCTTCCTTTACTGGTAATGAAGTGAATGCTGGTAAAAATTTAATTAAAGATGGTGTAGTATCTGATATTATGAAAAAGAATAAAGATGCTATGGATTCTTATAATGAAAATACTGACGTTAATTTCCAAGCTTCTAAGATTAAATCTATTATTAATGAAGCAAAAGAATATGCTAAGAATTTACAAGATGATGTTCTTAATAAATTTAGACGTGGACTTCAATCTGAAGTAAAAGAAATTGTTGGTGATAACGATAAAGTAGATAGTTTGTTTATTGCCTGTGCTTCTTTTGTAATGAATAAACCAGCGAAAGAAGTATATGAAAAATACAATGATTACTTATCTAAAATTTCTACATCAAATCCAAGTATTGGTATAACTGCTTTTACTAGCGGATATGAATTATTCCCAGGTAGTAAAGAGAAGAAAATTAATCGTATTGATAAAGCAGGACAACCATATGTAGACTCAGATAAAAAACCGACAGGTGTTGTCACTGGTAATGGTAATTCAGACACTAATCAAAAGAAATTGCCTATTATTAAATGGGAAGATAGAGATGGTTGGTTATGGGTTGCGTATGCAGGCCATCATTTAACACAAATTCCATTAGGTGATGGCTCTATGGACGGTAAAGAAAAATTCCCAGCTATTTGTTACTTATATTGTGAATTAGAATCTAAAGCTCGCTTTAGTCGTTATGATGAAACAAATTATAGTTTCCCATTCACAGATAAAGAATTAAATAATCCTGGTGTCACTATGGGTGATAGCTATGGACAAACCGCTAATGGTAAACTACATACAGGCACACAATTCTTAGTTCGTACTGGTACACCATTCTATTCTGTAGCAGATGGTAAAGTGACTGGTTGCGGTAATGATGGTGAATACGGTAAAGAGTATAAATCTATTAATGTACAACATAATGATGGTACATTTGCTAGATATATGTGTTCTTCTAAAATGACTGTTAAGCGTGGTGATACTGTTCTTCGTGGACAACAATTAGGGTTAACTGGTACAGATACAACTACTAATACAGAATGTTTATATTTTGAATTAGGTCAAGGTGATTCTGAAAAGGCAATATGCTCTAATAATCCAATGCAGTTTTTCCCTAAAATTAATTATAAAAAAGGTGAACAAATTTTAGCGACTGGGGTTAAACCAAAAGATGGAACTACTACTGTAGTGCCATCAAATAAAAAATAATAATATATTTAATAGCTCAGTAGAAATACTGAGCTATTATTTTTAGAGGATAAATTATGAAAAAAATAAGAAAACAGCAATTTAAAAAATTAATAAAAATATGTAAGGTTAATTATATTAAAGATGATTTTAATGTAATGGCTCGCTCTTTTGATTGTAAATATGAATTCAAAGTTATTGAAGATACGGGTTATTTATCATATAATAATAATGATATTTTTATATTTAGAAATAAATTATATTATCGAGGTAAACATTTTGCTACTTTTATTCATGTGTTAGATGAGCATGGATATAAGTATCCATTAAAAGAAAATTTAATTCTTGGTAAATATAAAAGATTGATTAATCCGTGTTGGATTAAAACATATTTTTAAAGAAAGGAAATAAAAATGGCTTTTATTGATAGTGGTGTACATATCATTAAAAATAGTAAATTAATTACGCCAACTATGAAATTGCACCCAGATTTATATGAAATTGGTTGGCGTACAGATTTATTCTATCCAGAATATAAAGATAAAACATATGAAGATAAGGACGGAATTTCTCATACGTTTCCATCTTTGCAGGGATATTATTATAGGGCAGATAATGAAAGATTACTTGGTGGTATTGTTAGTGGTGGTCACGCAGCATGTATTGTAGATGATGTATTTGCATTATCTTGTGTATATAATACTTTATATTTAACAGAAGTTAATCAAGAGGATAAGTTTGGATTCATTTCTTTAACAGATATTTTATTAGATAAATTGGCAGATAATTATATATATTCTGATGTAGTTAATAAAGCAACTGCTTTTTATAAATATTTAAAGTTAGAATATTACGTATTAGGAAATACTTCTAAATATAGTCGTAATTGGCAAGATATTAAAAAATATGTCATTATTAATACATTGACTAATGATGTATTTGAAATTATTTGCGGCTCAGAATATGGTGAAGGTATTACAGATTTATATGGTAAATATAATGAAGATGTGGCTGAAGCATATGAATATAGATATAATCAAGAAGTAGAAGCCTATAAAAATGGTAACCTTTATTGTAATCATCCATTCGATAAAAGTTATTATTTTTGTAATGGAATGACAGAATATTCTAAGCGACGTAGAAATATTTTAAAGGCTTTTAAAATACAAGGTAATCAATATTTCTTTCATGCAGATAAAGCATGTTATTTAAAAAAATAAATTTGAAAGGAGGTGAGAATAAATATTGACAAAAGTATATGTATATAATAATATACATATAAGAAGTGAAAATATAATTTTAATACTTCATATTTTTTTATATAAATTATATGGTCTTTATAAAATAAAAAGTAAATAAAGGAAGATATAACATTGCTAAAAAGCTTTAAAACTGAAATTAATCCTACAAAAAAACAAATTATAAAAATAAATAAAACTATCGGAGCTTGCCGATATATTTATAATTTTTATATTGCTCATAATAAAGAACTTTATAAAAACGGCGAAAAATTCATATCTGGAAAAAATTTTAGCGTTTGGCTTAACAACGAATATTTACCAAACAATCCAGATAAACATTGGATTAAAGAAGTATCGTCTAAGTCTATTAAAAAATCAATAGAAGATGGCAATACTGCTTTTTTGAATTTTTTTAAACATAAAAGTAATTTTCCTAAGTTTAAAAAGAAAAATAATTCTGACGTTAAAATGTATTTTGTTAAAAATAACGAAAATGATTGTTTATGTGAGCGTCACAAAATTAAAGTTCCTACTTTGGGTTGGGTTCGTTTAAAAGAAAAAGGATATATTCCTACGTCTAAAAATGGTTTTATTATTAAAAGTGGAACTATTTCGTATAAAGCTGGCAGATATTATATATCTGTTTTGATTGATATACCAGAGCAAAATAAACAAAATAATAATAAATCTGGCATCGGTATAGATTTAGGATTAAAAGATTTTGTTATTTGCTCAAATGGCTTTATTTATCAAAATATAAATAAGACAAATAATATTAAAAAAATAGAAAAGAAGTTAAAAAGAGAACAACGAAAAATGTCTCGTAAAATTATTTCGATAAAGAAAGGAGAATCTACTAAAAAAAATTTTGTAAAACAAAAACTAAAGGTACAAAAGCTTTATCAAAGATTAACTAATATTAGAACAGATTATTTAAATAAAACAATAAATAGCATAGTAAAAACCAAGCCATCTTTTATTGTTATTGAAGATTTAAATGTATCTGGCATGATGAAGAATAAACATCTTTCTAAAGCTGTAGCACAACAAAAATTCTTTGAATTTAAAACTAAATTAATTAATAAATGTAAAGAAAATAATATTGAATTAAGAATTGTAGATAGATGGTATCCATCTTCTAAAACATGTCATAATTGTGGTCACATTAAAAAAGATTTAAAACTTAAAGATAGAACTTATATATGTTCTGAATGTGGCTATGTTAAAGACAGAGATATTAATGCAAGTCTTAATTTGAGAGATGCTAAAACTTATACAATTATACAATAAACATAATGTATAGGTATGTACCGAAGGTTTATTCGGGAATTTACGACTGTGGAGTATACAAGAACTTGCGAGTAGTATATTTAATTTTAAATTAAATTACAAAAGCATATACGTTGAATCAGTAAGTAAAAACTGTGAAGTTTTACAAATCTCATTATATATATATATATAATTTGAGTAACAGGTGAAAATAAATGAATCAAGCAGATAAACAGTATTTAGATATTGTACAAAAAATTTTAGATGAAGGTACTTGGACAAATAATCGTACAGGTATGCCAGCTATTTTCTTACCGCATCAAATTATGAAATTTGATTTGCAAAAAGAATTCCCGATTCTACAATCTAAATTTGTAGCTTTCAAAACAGCTGTAAAAGAATTGTTATGGATTTGGCAAATGCAGTCTAATGATGTACGTAAACTACAAGAAATGAATGTGCATGTCTGGGATGAATGGGCACGAGAAGATGGCACTATTGGTAAAGCTTATGGTTATCAAATGGGCCGTATTAATCCATACAATGATGTAAATTACAATAAAGCTATGGAAATGTTAGAAGCACACCAAATTAAATCTTGCGAACAAGATAGAAATGGATATGTGTATTTATCTCAAGTAGATAAATTATTATATGATTTAAAGCATAATCGTGATAATCGTCGTATGATTGTATCTTTATGGAACGTAGCAGATTTACATGATATGGCATTACAACCTTGTGCATATGAAACTTTGTGGAATGTACAGGATAATAAATTAAACTGTATACTTATACAACGTAGCGGCGATGAAGGACTCGGGATTCCATTTAATTTAAGCCAGTATTCATCACTAGTTTATATGATTGCACATGTATCTGGATTAAAACCAGGAATGTTTACACATGTAGTAAATAATGCACATATATACAAAAATCATGTAGATACATTACAAAAACAAATTGAACGTAGTCAAAACCTTGAAAATATGAAACAGCCAAAACTCATTATTAATAAAAACGTAAAAAGTTTTTATCAATTTAAACCTGAAGATATTCAATTAGATAATTATGAACATCTAGGCAAGCTTCCAATGGAAGTATCCGTATAAAGGAGTTAAATAAAATAATGAGTAAACAATTAAAATTAATTGTTGCCACTTCCAAAAATGGAATAATTGGCAGAGATGGTACAATGCCTTGGCATTTACCAGATGACTTAAAATATTTTAAGGAGAAGACGAATGGAAGTATTATTATCATGGGCCGGAAGACTTTTGATTCCCTTAGCGGAGTGTTGCCTAATCGAGAGCATTGGATATTATCAAGAGAAGAAGAATCAAGAATCAACAAAAATAACAATCCAAATGTAAAAGTTTTCCATGATTCATTTTCTGTAGTCTCAGCATTAATGCGAGATACAAGGGATGGATATGTCATTGGTGGTGGTGCTATCTATAAGATGTTTCTCCCTTTTGTTTCTACATGTTATATAACTGAAATAGAAACAGAAATTACTGATGGCGATACTTTTTTTAAATTGCCTAATTATTTTAAAGAAACTAGACGTGTTTACCATCCAATCGATAAAAAACATGAATTTGGATTTTCTTTTGTAACATATGAAAGAACTCGACCTTTAGAATAACTATAACTAAATCTCATAGATGAAATTCGATAACCCTAATGGCTATCATATTCTCAATAAAAAACAATATCTTGTATATGACAAATTGGAATACTACAAGATATTGTTTTCTTTTATTGTTTTATAGTAATATAAAAGTCGAGAACAAAAATTTTCATATAATATTTTTTTAAGTAAAGGAACAAAAGAATATGCAAATTAAAAAACGCGACGGGCGTTTAGTTGATTTTGATAAAAATAAAATTATTGTTGCTATTGAAAAAGCAATGCATTCGCCACAAGGTAAATTTATTAAAAATCAAGCGAAAGAAATTTCTAATATAATCGAAGACGAAAAATTAAATTCTGTTTCTGAAATAGAATCACGAGTTTATTTTTTATTAACTGAAAAAGATAATGCTGAAACTGCTAAGGCATATGAGGCTTATCGAGCAGTACAGGCTTTTAGACATATAAATAATACTTCTGATGATGCTATTCTTGGATTAATTAATGGAACAAATGAAGAAGCTATTAATGAAAATTCAAATAAAAGTGCATATGTTGCAGCAACTCAACGAGATTTAATTGCTGGTGAAGTATCTAAAGATATTGTTAGAAGAAAATTGTTACCACAAGATTTAGTAGAGGCACACGATAAAGGAATCTTGCATTTACATGATATGGATTATCTTTTACAGCATATTCATAATTGTGATTTGTTAAATATTCCAGATATGTTAAAAAATGGTACCGTAATTAATGGTAGTGCAATTGAAACTCCAAAATCATTTCAAACTGCATGTACAATTACCACGCAGATTATTGCTTGCTGTGCTTCTAACCAATTGGGCGGGCAGTCAATTAATGGTATTGATGAAATGTTAGCTCCATATCTTTTTAAAACATACAAAAAATATTTAAAATTCTTTGCTGATGAAAAAGATGCTGAGTTATTAGCAGAACGTATGATGAAAAAAGAATTAAGTGATGGTGTTCAAACTTTACAGTATCAAATAAATACTTTAATGACAACTAATGGCCAAACTCCTTTTGTTACATTTGCATTAAATTTTAATCCTGATGGTAAATATACTAAATATGCTGCATTAATTTGTGAAGAAATTTTAAAACAAAGACTAAAAGGGATTAAGAATTCTGATGGTGTATATACAACTCCAGTGTTTCCTAAATTAGTTTATTGTTTAGATGAACATAATGCAGAAGAAGGAAGCAAGTATTATTATTTAACTAAATTAGCAGCTGAATGTACAGCTAAACGGATGTATCCAGATTATGTATCTGCAAAAGTTATGAAAGCTAGATATGATGGACAAGTATGGTTCCCAATGGGCTGTCGCAGCTTCCTTTCTTTATGGAAAAATGAAAAAGGAGAATATCAATTTGATGGGCGGTTTAATCAAGGTGTTGTTTCTGTAAATCCAGTTCGATGTGCAATTCTTGCAAAAGGCGATATTAATAAATTTTATGAATATTTAGATAAAGCATTAGAGCTTTGTCATAAAGCATTGATTTATAAAACAAATAACCTTAAAGGAACTAAATCAGATATTGCTCCTATTTTGTGGCAACATGGTGCATTAGCAAGATTAAAACCAGGAGAAACAATTGATAAATTACTTTATGGTGGTTATTCAACGTCTTCTTTGGGTTTTATTGGTATTTATGAAACAGTTAAGTTGTTAACTGGTGAATCTCATTCTAAACATCAAGATTTAGCATTAGAAATTTGTCAATATATGAGAGATAAATGCGAACAATGGAAAAAAGAAGATAATGTTGCATATGGCTTATATGGCACACCTGCGGAAAGCCTATGTTATACATTTGCTAAAAAGCTTAAAAAAGAATTTGGTGTTATTAAAGATGTTACTGATAAAGGTTATTTAACAAATAGTTTTCATTATGATGTTAGAGAACCAGTTGATGCATTTACTAAATTGGAATTTGAAGCTCCATTCCATGTAATTGCAAGTGGTGGTTGTTTATCTTATATTGAAATGCCATCTATGACAAATAATGTAAAAGCAGTTGAACAAATTATTAATTATATCTATCATAATATTCAGTATGCTGAATTTAATACTAAATTAGATTATTGTTATAATTGTGGTTACGAAGGTGAAATTGAATTTAAAAATGGTGATTGGGAATGTCCTCAATGTGGAAACCGAGACCATTCAAAGCTTGTCGTGACGCGGAGGACTTGCGGCTATTTGGGTTCTAATTTCTGGAACGAAGGTCGAACCAAAGAAATTACTTCTCGCGTTCTCCATTTAGATGATAATTAATATATATAATGTTAAAATAGTTCTTCTTATTTAATTATAGGAAGAACTATTTTATTTTATATTATGAGGAAGAGTATATGGATTTTAACCCTATAGATTTTATTGTATTGTTATTTCTTGTTTTTCTTCTTTATATATTATATAGATGGATTAAAGAAGATAAAGTAGAAAAGAATAATCAAGAAGAATTAATTTTATTAGATGCAGATGATGCCCACAGTTTAGCAATAGAATACAATAGAAAATATTTTCTAATTGCTCATAAGAATTCTATGAAACATATTGTTGAAGGGATTAAAGAAGCATCTAGTGCTGGTAAGTTTGAATATAAAGTTACTATATTTAATAATGAATATTCAAAAGATTTAATTAAGTATTTGGAGAAAAAAGGATATGTTGTTGATTCTGCTCAAATTGAATTAGATGGCAAACGTATTATTTTGACTATTAAGTGGTAAGGTGGTGAGAACATATGATGGAATATATGCCATGGCTTTTATTAGTTCCTGTAATTATAGGGACATTATTCTTAATATATAAATGGACACAATATAGTTGTGAAATAACAATATTACAAAAAGAAAATAGATATATTAAAAATAATAATAAATTAATAATGGACTCTCATTTAGCTAACGCTTTATCTACTGAAACTAATACAAAAAAATTTAATAAGAAATATGGTGTTTTACTAGATAAAATTAATATGTATATGCAAGTCGCTATTGAACAAGGCAATTATGAATGTCATGTGCCTGTCGCTAAAGAAGATAATAAACCTAAAGAAATAATTGGTTATCTTGAAGGTAAAAGATATATTGTTAATTATATTGAATTGCCATCAGATAAATTATATAATGATTTAAGGATTTATTGGGGCGACCATTAATGTTAAGTGCCTTGTATAATATAGTTAAATTATTTATTTTTAATTTTTAGAAAGAGAAGGTTAAGTGTATATGAAAACAAATAAATTAATTTTAACAGCAGCTATTGTATCTTGTATTGGTAGTACAGCTATGGCGGCAACAACAAATATTGATAATTCTGTTGGTGGTAACGCTGGTAATTATAACGCAGAACATTCTTTATTTATTGGTCGTGACCATACAATTAATGTAGCAGAGGCTGGTTTTAAACCAGCTCAAAATGTAGCTATGTTGGGTGACGACAATCACGTTCATCCCGATGCTAAAAGTGTATTAGTGACAGGTCACAATAGTAATGTTATGGCATCTTATACTGTTACTGGTGGTATGCATAATACCATCCATAAAGAAGCTACTTATGCTTTAACAGCTGGCTGGCAAAATTCTAATAACGGTGAAGCTAGTTTGGTTGTCGGCCATACTAATGCTGTTTGGAAAGCAAAGAATACATTGATGTTTGGTGAAAATAATAAAATTAATGAAGGAGCTAATAACTCTTTTGTTGGTGGCGAATCTTCTGAAGTTAATGGTAAAAATTCTTTTGCTTTTGGTAACGGTGCAAAAGCAAATTTAGATAACACATATGCTATTGGTGCCGGTGCTATTGCAGAAGCAGAAAATACAGTTGCTATTGGCAATGGTGCTGTAGCTGACCGTGCAAACACAGTAAGTGTTGGCTCTAAAAACAACGAACGTATTATTACAAATGTAGCAGCAGGTGAAATTTCTGCTACTTCTACTGATGCCGTAAATGGTAGTCAATTACATGCTGTTGCTTCTGAAGTAGAAAATAATGCTAATGCTATTAAAATGAATTTTGATACTATTAAAGAATTAACTAATGTAAATAATAATAATTTTGCTACTATTAATGATAATTTAAATAGTTTAGATACAAAAATTAATACATTGGATTCTAAAGTTAATGCTAATCAAAAAGAAGCTCGTAAAGGCATTGCATCTGCATCTGCTTTAGCGGCATTACATCCATTAGATTATAACCCAGACCATAAAGTAGATATTATGGCTGGTGTTGGTCATTATCGTGGCAATACTGCTGTAGCATTAGGTGTAGCATATCGTCCAAATGAAAATATTATGTTTACTGTAGGTACATCTATTAATGGTAAAGATGCAGCTATTAATGCTGGTGTAAGTTATAAAGTTGGAGCTAAAGATATTCAATATCGTAGTCCAGCTTCTATGGCTAAAGATATTGATGATTTAAAAGCTATCGTTAACCAGTTAGTTCAAGAAAACGAAGCTTTAAAAAATCAAAATAAATAATTATTTTTCAAGGAGTATATATGTATATTTTAAATTTTTATGAAAACTATAATCAGTTAAAAACGAGCGTTGCTTCTTCAAATTTAGATGACGCATTATTATCTATAAAAAATATTGCGTCTCTTTATGTTAATGGATGGCACAAAGAACACGAATTAGTTACTTTCAGAATTGAAGTGGTTAATCAAGAGGCTGAAGATATTCGAAATATTATTTGGAAATCTAAAAGAGGTTTCTTTGAAGTAGAGCTTGTTGAAAAATATGTACGTCATTTAATCAATAAGGAAACGTATCAAATTTGGGTTACGGATTATATAGATGATGAAAGCACTTGTAAGTTTGCAGATTAATTTTAAATAAGGTATATAATATAAATAAAGGCTCTCTTTTTTATAGAGAGCCTTATTTTATATTTATGATAAGGTATGATAGAAATTAAATTTAAATGTAAAAATAGGAAATAATGTTAACTAAAGTTAAAGCAGTTATTATTATAATTGCTACGATTCAAAATATTATATTTGGATTTACTACTCCTACAGTACAAATATATTTTATGAGTCTGGTAAATGCTAGTACATTAAGTATTGCGAATTTATTAGACGCTGGATTAGCTGGCATAATCAATAGTTTTTTAAGTAAAAATTCTTTTAGAAAATTATTTAAAAAATATGCTCCCATAATTGGATTATTAGATGCTATAATATATGCAGTGATTGTATTATTTTCAATAGATGACCCAACAATTCGATTTATTGGTATAGCCATTTCTAATGGTACATTAGCTGCGATATGGGGTGTTATGTTATTAGATAGTATTAATAACACAATTCATGGAGATGAGTTAACATCTTTTAATAGCTTAAATAAATCATGTTGTTTATTTGGTTCATTAATTGGTGGTGCTATAGGCGTAGCTATAGGAAATCATTTAGATATTAATATTGCTATTATATTGCAAGCTATAATGGTAGCTATTAATTCTGTATCTGAATTATATGCATTTTATAAATTGGATAATGTATAAAAGAGGAAAATATGATTTATGAGTTTGAAAAAGAAAGAGCTGAACGTGCTTTAAAAGACCATATTCATCTCTTTAATAAAAAGTTCTTAAAAGAAATGCATAGTTATGAAAATGAAACAGGAAACTATGTTTTTATTTACAAATATTATGATGTGTTAGATAGTCTATATATAGTAACTACATATCCTGATTATGTAGATATTGATTCTTATTGGTTCGAATCTGGTAATTCAGTAGAAATTAAATAGAAAGGAAATAAAAATGACGAGTCATGAGCAAAATCAAAAAGTAGCTATTACATTAGCTATGTCTGCTTTAACGCATAACTATGGTTATATGTTAGAGCCAGAAGAAGTATCTAGTAAAATTAATGAAGATAATATGTTTGTTGTTTGGTACTGCAAAACATTACAAAACTGGAAGGTCTTAGTTGGTTGTATGGATATCGATGAATATGTAGAAGTAACTTACAACGGAAATAATGGTGAAACATATGTAGATATCTATAATAAAGCACTAAATGTTGCTTACAATAAAGAAACAGTAGCGGAGATTATGAAATATGTTATATGATATCAGCATTAATCCACCAATTATTTCCGTGCTAGCTATCATATTTATGATTTGCATGGAGATGCTATTAGCCATTTATGGCGACAGCGATTTTGAAAAACTTCAAAAAGCAGAAGATATTAAAACACAAATTTTATTATTAATTAGTATCACTTTAAAAGCATTAACATTTTTCTTTTTATTGGTTAATATTGTTATTTTATATACAAAATTATAAGAATGGATTTTTAATTATGGAACAATGGAAAGAAAGATTATTAGAAGAGTTTAAACAATTAGATATTCGTGTTGAAAAATTAATTAAATTTTTAGATGCAAATAGAGAACACGAAGATTATTATTTATTATGTAAACAATTATCTGTTATGATTGAATACCGTGATTGTTTACTAGAACGTATTCATAAATATTGTGGTGAATAATTATGGCTGATTGGTATAAAGGACAAGTTATCATTCGTGGCTCATTAGAAGCCATGTCTTATTTTGTTAAAGGTAATTTCTATGATGATACTGTAACTAAATTCGATAATAATATTAAATTAGAATCGTTGCCTAATTATTTTTTAAGTGAAGAATATGGGTTAGTTACTATTGAGCGTACAGAAAAAGCAGAAAATACAAATGAAAAACATACGTTCGATATTAAAAATATTGGTGATGCGTTTGGTCCATCTTCTCACTATAAAATTAATATTCATTATGATGAAAGCAAAAATGTTTGCTGGATGCAAATGAATATGGATTTTAGATATGGAATCGATGCTGATGCATTTTTAGATATTGCTAAAAAATATAAGTTAGATTTTAAAATATCTTGTGCTGATTGGAATGAAGGCCTTGTCGAAAAAGTTACTATTGTAAAGGGAAAACTTATAGAAGACGAAGAATATTCTTATTATGATGATAATATTGATGATGTCTTCTTTGAGAAATTATAGAGGAGTATATACATGAGAGACTTAATTATTATGAGAGGGTGTCCGGGTTCTGGTAAAAGTACAGCTATTAAAGAAGCTGGGCTTGAGAATTATGTGTTAAGTCCAGATACATTACGTTTAATGTTGCGGGCACCCGAAGTTACTGAAAATTTTACATATAGCATTAGTCAACAAGATAATGCTTTAGTATTTGAATTATTGGACAAAATGCTTATTAATCGTATGAAAACTGGTTCTCCTACTATTATTGATGCTACACATTGTAGTTCTAGTAAATTTCATACAAAACAAATTAATCGCTATCGTGAACTTGCTAAGCAATATAAATATAGATTATTTTATTGGGAACCTGAGCGTGAAAGTATACAAACATATATTGATAGAAATAAATATCGTGATGAACTTAATCAAGTTCCAGAAAATGTAATTCGTAAAATGTATACTGCTTGGGAACATAATGGATTACCAAAAGATTTTGTTAAACTAAATACATTATCTTTCCGAGATGATTTTGCTAGTATCTATAAAGACATGTCTGATATGTATGAACAAGTTATTATTGTTGGTGATATTCATGGTTGCAATACTGTATTACAAAAATTAATTAATCAAGATGATGAATTAAATATCAAAGACGCAAAAAATCTTTATATTTTTGTAGGTGATTATTTCGACCGTGGTATTGAAAACTTAGAAGTGCTCGATACGTTATTTGACATTGCTGAACAAAAAAATGTAGTTTTACTTGAAGGTAATCATGAAGCTCATTGGGTTGATTGGGCCCACGATAGAGATGCTGAACGTACTGACAATGGCATGATTCGTTTCAAAGAAACTACATTAAAACAATGGCAAAGTAAATATAATAATGATAAAGATTTAAAGAAAAATCTTCGTGTTTTATATCGTAAAATGTTACCTGCTTATTTCTTTAAATTCTTAGGAAAAACATATATCGTAACACATGCAGGCTTAGCTTGTTTACCTAAACATCATATGGCTACATGGCAATATATTAATGGTCATGGCGGTTATGATTTTGATGTAACATCTGCTTACGAATCCAGAGCATTTCCATCTAGGTCTTATCCAATTCAAGTATTCGGTCATAGAAGTGCTAAAGAAAGCAAACATTCTAAACCACTGGAAGGTCAAGTAGAATTTGGTGGCTTCTTAAAATATCTAGTATTAAATGATGAAGATAATGATATCTATCAAATCAAAAATGATGTATACGATAAAGAATATTTAGCTCATGAAAATGAATTATCTAAATATCTTAAAGGCACATATATTGCTACTGAAGATGAAGAAATTAATGCGATTGCTAATAGCAAACATATTATCGCTAAGAAATTACCAGATAATTTAATGAGTTTAAACTTTAATCGCAATGTATTTTATCATGCGATTTGGAATGACTTAACCGTTAAAGCTCGTGGTTTATTCGTGGACCAAATTACTGGTAAAGTAAAAGCAAGAAGCTATAATAAATTCTTTAACTTCGGTGAATTAGGCAACGAACAAGAAGAACTAGATAATCTCGTATATCCAGTTCATATTTCTAAAAAAGAAAATGGCTTCTTAGGAATTGTATCCTATGATGAAGATAACAATAAAGTAATTTTCGCTACGAAATCTACTACAGAAGGCGACCATACAAAATTATTAAAAGATGTATGGAATCAATGTTCTTTACATAATCAATCTTTAATTATTAATTTATGTAAGAAATATAATGCAAGTGCTATCTTCGAAGTATGTCATCCAGAAGATATTCATATTATTGATTATAATAATCAGAAGAAAATGTTCTTGTTAGATTTTGTTCCTAATCAATTGCATATTGATGGCGTCAATATTAATATTCCATTCTCAGATAAAGTATGTGAAGAATTTTCTAAAGAATGGAAACCAGAAAAACATATGTGTACTGCTTTAAATATTCAAGTTCGGTCTCGTGACCAATTAGACCATTATATTAGAACTATTTTCTTAGCAAGACCAACAGAGGGTTACGTTATCACGGACGCTACTGGAAAAATGTATAAAAAGAAAACAGATTTTTATTTAAAATGGAAATTCTATCGTAGTCTAATTGAACGTATTGTAGAAGGTAGAGCTTTATCAGAACTGAGTGAAGAAGATGCCAAATTCATTAAATGGTTAAATCAAACTTGTCCACAAGGAAATATTATTGAAATTAGAAAACAATATGAAAAATATTTGACAAACAATAATAATTAGTTTAATATAATATATGTAGTTTTCATTTTTACTTTCCTTTTATTTTAATAAAGTATATAAAAAAACGCTAGTTTAATAACTGGCGTTTTTTTATTAATACAAGAAAGGTTATTGTGATGAATCAAAAAGAAAAGCTTCAATATGATATTGAAGTATGTATTAGCAACTTGTACGATTATGTTGAGTATTGCTCGTATAAAGATGAAGCTATTGAAGAACTTAATTTGCTAAAAGAATATATCGAAAAAATTTTTGAAGAAAAGTAGGTGACGATATGCCAGCTAATTTACGATATGCTGGAATTAAACCAAATGACACAGTAGATGGAGTTGGCATTACTGTATCTTTCTGGGTGCAATCGTGTCCACATAGGTGTCGTGGGTGCCATAATCCTGATACTTGGTCAGAAGATGGGGGTATGTTACTTCCAGAAAATTATGTGGAGCATATCATTGAATTGTTAACCAAAAATGGAATTAAAAGAAATCTATCTATTCTTGGCGGCGAACCTATGTATAAAAATAATTTACTTATTGTTAATAATCTTGTAAAAGTAGTAAGTGAACGATTGCCAGATATAAAAATATTTTTATGGACTGGATATACATATGAAGAATTATTGGCTAGAACAGATACATCTACACATTCTATTTTAAGAAATATAGATATATTAATTGATGGTAAATTTGATTTAGCTCACCGTGATATTACATTATGGCTTAAAGGGTCTCCTAACCAACGTGTTATTGATGTTCAGCAAAGTCGTTTACACAATAAAATTATTTTGTTAAATCAGGATGGCAGCCATGAAGAATATCATTAAATATATTTTAATTCTATTTGTTTGTTTAGCTGTCGTAACTTTCTTTTCTGGTTGTGGACAAGATACAGTTAATCCTGTTGTATATAAAAGTCCATTTAGTGAAATGGTAGATGCTCGTAACGCTGACATTATTAATAAATCTAATAATGCTGTTGAAATTACTGTTAAATACGATATGGATAAAGAAACAGACTCTTTTGTTGATGAGTCTATTAAAGACATGGAGCATAAAGGATATCTTGTATCTAGTAGAAAAATGATTGAATCAACTAGAATTCTAAGTACAACTCCAGATGTTTTACAAACAGTCGTAGAATATCAAATTATTACCTATAAGAAAATGAGGTGACAAAAATAGATATAGCTATTGTATCAAGTAAAATTTTACAACAAACAGATATTAAAACAATTGCTGGTTGTTTAAGTCGATTAACAAATTCTAATTCTATTACTTTTGTGTATCAGAAAAAAGTAAAAGATATAAAACTAGAAGAGTCTAATTTATATCAGGCTATCGGCGAATATGCTTCACATGTAAAACAATTAGTATCATATTATGATTTACATCATTTAGCTGTGCCTCATGATATTTCTACAGAAGAACAACAAGCTCGTGATGCGGCTAACAAGGCTTTATTTGCAGAAGCGTTAGAAATGTTAATTGAATCTGGTAATCTAGAAGATATGGTATATGTATTTAAGAATCGAGTCTAATCTGTGTTTGTAACTGATATTTTAGAAAAATATGAACATGGTGATAATCAACAAAAAAGTCATGTTCTATTTGATGAATTAAAAAAATTAAAAGCTAGAGAATTAAAAAATAAAGAAATTATTTTTAGTACTGCTAGTCGAGAAGATTTAGACAAAATTTCAAATGATACTAAACCAAAATATAGTTCTGGATTTACTTTGTTTGAATATGAAAATAAAAAACCTATTGCTTTCTTAGATGTGAATCGAGTAGAAAATAATATTTTCTATTGTGTTATTTTTGTAGATGAAAAACATCGAGGAAAACAATTAGGTGTTAAACTATATCAGAGAGCAATTAATAAATTATCTAATTTTTGGAAACTAGATAATTTTATTAGAATTCAAAAATAATACTCGTAACTTTAGTTATGAAATATATTTTTGACAATATAGTAAGTCTATCGGGAAACTGGTAGATAGAAATAGTTTTTAAAACTATTCAACAAAGAAACTGAATTGCTGGAAACCCCTAAAGCTCAATTAACTACAATATAGATTTGAAATATAATCAAATATGAATGTGGCGAAAGTAGAAAAAATAATTGAGATGAGATATGGTTAAATCCTAAGTCTTAAAAACAATGGGCAATCAGCAGCCAAGCTTCGAATAGAAGAAGGTTCAACGACTATTCCTCTTGAGGGAAGTACTGCATAAGCGTGTGGGAAGTGGTTTCGCCTAAGTCATATATTAATATGATATGGATAAGATATAGTCTGTGCTTATATGAAAGTATAAGATGCACGTAATGGTGCTGGTCAGAAGTAGCGATTCTGATTGAACGAGACCTCTAATTGATTAAAAAATCATGGTTCTAAAATGTCCTGAAAAAGTTTTACTAAAAAGTTGCATTTATAGTAAAAATATATTATAATAATCTCGTAATATTAAATATAGAAAGCGAGGTGAAATATAATATATGTATTTGACTATAAAACAACAAGCAAAACATTTAACTAAAGAAGAATATAATATTTTAAGAGAATTGTGTAGAACAGCTAAGAATTTAACTAATCAAGCTATTTATAATGTAAGACAGCATTATTTTCAAGAAAGACAATATTTGCGATATGAAACAAATTGTTATGAAATGAAAAATTCTGATAATTATAAATTATTAAATTCTAATATGGCTCAACAAACTCTTAAAAATGTTGACCAGATGTTTAAATCATTTTTTGCTTTAATCAAATTAGCAAAACAAGGTAAATATAATTTTAGACATATTAGATTGCCTAATTATTTACCAAAAAATGGGTATACAAATT